CAAGCCGGCACCACGGCCGACGTGGGCGCTGCTCAAGCCGGCACCACGGCCGACATGGGTGCTACTCAAGCCTGCACCAAGGCCGACATGGTCGCTGCTCAAGCCTGCGCCACGGCCGTTGCTGCTGACGCCGCCAGAATGGCCGTTGCCGCCGATGCCACCATGACCACCGCCGTTACCGCCGCCATTGCCACCACCGTTACCGTTACCGCCACCGCCGCCACCGCCATTACCACCATCCTTCGCGTAGGCGGAGCTCATGATGGACAGTTCAGCGGGCAATAACGGGGCGGCTGCAAGCATCATCACGCAGGACATGACAGCAACAAAACTCTTGTTTTTTAATAGCATGGTGGGGTTCCGTGGAGGTTGATATTGCACGGAATAATTGACCGTCTCCCCCCCACACAGTTCAAAGGCTGGCGACCAGCGGGCAGGCAATGTGCAGTGATCGAACCTGCACACTGCTTCCCGTGATGTTGCTGGTCGTTATGCTGCAAGGGCGCAATTGAAATTTATCGCCCTCACATCAATCGAACGCACCATTGAGCACCTCGTAGATGATCCCGGTAGCGATGGCCACCAAAATCAAGTCAGTGCCAGCCTGCTGCCACTCATAGCCATCGTAGTGGGGAAGCTGGCCGAGCAATCGGCCATCGAGTTTTTTGGCGATCCCCGGCGGCAGAGGTTTACCGCGTGCGAGGTTTTTCTGAATACCGGGTGGCAAGGCGGGTCCGGGGCTCCAGTAGTCACGATAACCACCCACGATGCCAAGGACGCTACCGTGGTTGATGCTCGGGCCGTGACTCCAATCGTCCCCCCCTGAACCTTTCCCCTTGTTGCCATGACCGGAGTTGCCATGGTCCTGATTGTATTGTGGATTACCCTTGCCTCCTCCCTGGCCTTTCCCGTTTCCCGGGTCGGCCAATGCAGTCACTGAACCGGACACCAGGGCAAGACACGTCATAGCGGCGATCAACGAGCGAGATCTAAACATATCCGTTCTCTCAGAAAGGGGATGTCCCCTGCAAATGTAGACGGCTATGGCGGTATTAGTTCAGAAACTGTGTTTACCGGGGGAGGCGCCGAATGGGGTTTTGCAAAAGCCTGGTAAATCGCGGACAACAAAAAAGGGCCCACCTTTCGGTGAGCCCTTCAAGACCGCCCAGCAGAGCGGATTTTGTTTGGTAGGCGCGATTGGACTCGAACCAACGACCCCCACCATGTCAAGGTGACCACGAAACCAATGCAAGCAATTGATCTATAAAGGAAAATAGGCGAATTGAAGGATGTAAAAAACCGCCACATCACCCTATAAGAATCAATAACTTAGCGTTGTATATTCCTACAGTGGCTCACCCTTCCCCCCGGCGTCCTGCCGACCGAACACAATCCCTATTTCGCAATACCGTCATACGCCTGCTCGCAGGTCACTCCCCGGGCTCGGGCTTGGTCAGCAACTTCAGCCAGGTCGCCCGCTCGCTGATCAGCGCGCTTGAGCACGTCGGCAAGCACCATTGCGGCGCGGGTAGCTGCCTGGCTTGCGGCGGCAGTGCAGGAATTGCCGCTGGCTTGACTGGCTGCGAGTCGAGCGGCAATGGCGTCGACTGCCCCGCGCAGGCTGTCAGCAGAAGCGCGAGCAGCGGCAGCATCAGCAGTTGCTTGGTCAATGATCTGTTGGCCATTTTGAATCGCCTTATTGATGGAGAGTTGACGGGCTTGCTCTTTGGCGCGCTCGGTTGCCTCGTTGGCGGCCTTCGCGGTGGCGTCTCGGGTGTCGCGGTCACTCCACTTCACCTGCCATTCGGCATCCTTCACCGATAGGCCATGGTGATAGACGCCAAACAGCGCCCCAGCTATCAGCGCCAGCGCGCCGATCGCCCTCCATGGAATTGTTATTGGCATTGCTCGTCCTCCCAATCAGGTAGATTCACGGTCTGCCCGGCCAGCGCATGAGTGCAGTCACTGAGGTACTGGATGCGTCCATCGGTAACGAACGAATGACAGACCCTGTCCCCGTCAGACCACGGATAGCGAACCAGAACAGAGGGCGTGAACGTTGGGTTTTCCAAATTACCGTTCCAACCCCAGCGCGGTTCTGGGCCGGGGCCATGCATGATCCGGTGCACCATCTCGCAGCCTGGGCACTCAAACCACAGACTCCCTTCCTCAGTCGTGGCCAGTACCCGAGACAGTCTGCGAAAGGCCGTCATGCCAGCACCTTCAGCGCGGTTTCGTAGAAGGCCAGACGTTCATCCAGCCCGTTCAGCCCGCCATTGATGCGTCGGGTAACCAGTTCGAAATCCCCGGCATCGGCCGGCTCGTTGATGTTTCGCGAGTTCCAGTACCACGCCGCCGACTTGCATGCCCACTCGGCCTGCTCGAGCAGCTCCGGCGTCCGCAGCAGCCGGTCATCCCCAAACAGCGCCTTGCTGCACGCCAGGTAGTTGTCGTGCCCGGTGATCTGGATCAGGCCTCGGCCGCGGTACTTCTGCCCGTCACCGTCAGCCTCAGGTGTATTGCCCAGCCGCTTGGCCAGTGTCCCGGTGTCGTACTTGCTCAGGTACTGGTCACCGCCGAGCTCCCGCACGTAGCGGAACTGCCCGGACTCATGCCCAACCTGGGCGATGAACGCCGCCATGCGCAGCCGGGTGTTGATCTGGTAGCGATCCATCGCCAAATTCAACGCAGACGCAAAAACGCCGGCTTGTTTGCCGGCGCTCGGAAGGATCTGCAGCAGCTGCTGCTGGGTGATGGGCATTGCGATTCTCCAGGCGTAAAAAAGCCCGCACATGGCGGGCTTTCGGCGGTTTGATTATTTAGGGTGAGACGGCTGAGCTCGGCTCAAGAAGCATCATGGTGCCAAGCGGATTCCTTGAGATGACCGGATATTTTGCCATCAGCGCTGAATCATTAACGTCGATGAAGGTTATTGAACCTTCCGTGACGCCAAGGTAGATGCACTCCAGTGGCGAAGTCAGCGCAGACCTAACCAGCTTGTCGAGATCACGCTGTAGCAGAGTTTCCGCGATACCTGGGCCATTCAGCGGTGAGGCAATATTTAGCTCTGCTGAATAGATTGCTTGGCGTTGCGAAAGAATTAAGCAGGCTCTCCCGCGGTATGTTTCGCGCATGAAGCGCAATTCATCCGCGACCACTGGATCCCTTGCAACGTCAAGCGTTGACATGTTGCGTATCGCGTCTTTCGCCATGTCCTTGCTTGAAGCTATAAATGTTATTGCGCCCAAAGACACAAAAAACAGAAAAGGAATGGCGAGAGATGCTGAGGCCATATTGACGGAACGATTCCGCACCGCTCTCAACACCAAGTCCGTCATTACCCCGCCGATTAAGATCGCAGGCCATGAGACCAGGATCAGACAGTTAACATGGGACCTGCCCTGGTAGTAGACGAACAAACCAAGTCCCATAATTGCGCTACAAAGAAGCACATCGTAAACGCTGTTCTTTGGGTCTCGCTGCCATCCTGATAGGGCCGCAATAGCTCCGGCGGCATAAATCACAAGGACGGCTTGCCATGGGTCTAGCGAGACAGGCATCGGGATCATTCCGAACCCCGTCATGTAGAAAATCTTCTGTGCAGCAAAGGCTTCGCTGAGATCGAGCGGAATGCCAGCCTTTATGCGTAGAGCAAAAAAACATGCAGCTATCGTAGAGATGGCAATCGAGCCAAATAGCGCGGCAGAGCCAACCCCGTGAAACGCAGGCCTCTTCGTTATAAGTGGCTTAACAAGAATGGTTGCCCCAATCGATATCAGCGCCGGTATGCCTGTATCAATGTTCCAGAACACCGCGAAGCCAGAAACGACGCCAAGTCCGCAAAACAGCATTTTGCTTTGTTTTGACGAATATAAAGAGAACAACAGCAATGCAATCGCTGGCCAGAAAAATCTAATTGGAAAGTATTGGATATAGATATCCTGAACACTCCCATTAAGATACATAAACAAGCTCATCGGGATTGAAACTACCAAGAAAATCAAAATCGACAGCAGCGGGTTATGCACATGCCTACGCAGCAATATGCCGATAAATACGAGTCCAGCCGCATGAAGACCCGCAAAAAACACAGTCATAGAAAAAACAGACAAACCAATTGCTTTAAATACTGGAGCGATAATTTCAGGAAAAAAACCATATTGCGAAGGTAGGTCGGCGATAATTGTTCGTCCATGCACGACCTGATTCAGCGCATAAAGTGCCGCGTCGACGTGGACCGACCAAGATTGCGAAAGAGTAACTGAGTTGATAGAGCTAACACGATAAGACAGTATTTGGAGTGCTATAGCAATCAGGGCAATTGACCACCAAACCACTAATGATATGCGCTTAACAGAACCTTCATATGTTTGACTATGATACGCTACAGCCAAAGAAACCATAGCCCCACACATAACGATAATTGATTTATTGCTCTTCGCCCAGACTGTAGGGAAAAACAACAGCTCTACAAAATCTGATGATACAAAAGGCAATATAAATAATGATGCTACTAGTATTGACTGCCAGTGGATTGACGGTTTTTTTTGCGCGCTATGAGTTCGCCTCCCGCTTGAAGTAGCAAGCCCTGATAGCCAAAAATAAGCAACCAGCGCAGCCGGAGATAATGCAGCTAAAGTCAAAAAGATGGCTCTTTCTACAGGTTCAGGTGCTACATTGTAAGGAACCCCAGCCCGGGAGTGAACGAGAATCTGGTCTGCGGGCGTAGACACTATTTCATGCGATACAAAAAACCAAATGACTATAGCTGAAACAGCAACGCAAACGAAAAAACAAAAAAGTACAACTATTCCTTTTGATATAGCATCTTCTTTTTCAGCAGTGCCGATCTCTTTCATTAACGCTGTCAATGTTGCGCTTCCATTTCGCGGCAGTTTTTGCCATGACTGATAAATTTCATTTAGTGACTATAAAATGACAGAGCAGTGCCACCACTAGGTGTTAGTGGTTTCATGCTATTGCCATTTACAATCACGCACATAGCTTATGATGGCTGAATATCCTTGTGCCGCAAAGTAATTTCCCGAAATCACAATTTTTTCCATTGCGACTTCTCGACCGCTTATCGCCGAAAGCTTTCGCTTTCGGCGAGGCGTTTAGGGCGTGACAATCATTCAGGCCATGGGTACAGCGCCTGAATCGCTGCCGATCGAGCCGCGCCGGCAGCACGAGCCACTTCCACATTTTCGAGCGTGCCGCCCATCGCCTGTATGCGTGCAGCCTCGGCAAAGTACCGGTCGGAGCCGGTGATCGGGTCGGCATAAGCGCGCAGGCGGGAATCCTCAACCTGTTCACGCGTCAGCGTTGGCGTGACGACTTCAGGAGTCTCAGCACTGTAATGCTCGCCCTCCATCACGTCGTCGGCGCTGTTCACTGAGCGCCAGGATTGACCGTCGTTTCTGATTGCGTATGCCATTAGATGTTGTCCTCCCAACCCAAGCAGATAAGACTTTGTGGTGCGGCGCTGCTGGCCCAATAGATATTGGTTGACTCAAGAGCCATTTCTATGTAGGCCGAGTTCGGCGATGTTCCCGCGTTGGATACCACCATCGGAGGTGGAGGTGATGCATTGACGGCGCCATAAGCGTTATTCGGCGCAGCGATTAATGTCCCCGCCGTGGCCGATGTATTTGCGCCATAAAACTTGATTTTACTAGCCGTGGGCGGAACGTAGTTTGAAACGCCAACGGCGACCCATGTAGGCGTGCCAGTCGATCCAGCCACACCGTTCGCCATCAAGAGAAGTGCGGTCAGGTTAGACCCAGCCGCCACCTTGTACTGCACGCTGCGACCGAGCTGGATAAACGAAAGTGGGTACTTATTCGCCGTGCCATCGGTACGAATCCAGCCAGCGCGAGCCTTGTGCGTATAACCGGATGGCAGTGTTGGCGCAGTAGCACTCAACGACAGCAAGCTCGCGATAGTCGTGCCGTTCCAGATCAACCACACGCTGTACCAGGTGGATGCCGCAATCGCGCCGGAGTCCAGGCCGTTCGCCCCAGTTCCCGCAGCGCTAGCCGTAACACTGACGGCGCGCAGGGTCTGATATTGATTGGAAGCGTTCTCGACGATTATCTCATCGGCTGCAATCGTTACCGAAGCGTTGGCTCCAGTCGCCGAAAGCGTCATATTTTTGAACGCGCCCTGAATGCTGGGGCCTGCCGCAATCAGTGTTTGAACTTGGCCGAGTGGAACGGCGTGCTGGCTCTGTGCGGCGTTGGCGACTTGCTCCGCAGCACCAGTGCAGAACATCAGGATATATGAGCCAGACCCTACCGAGCCATTCCATTCCACCCAGGCATCACCGTTGGCAACCAATTCGCCGCCCTGAAGCGCAGCATGCGCACCGCCCACCAGCGGAACCACCCCGAGGCCGTCATTGATCGTACATGCGCCACTGTTCGCAGTCTTGACCTTAAAGCGCAGAACCAATCCTTCACTGCGACCAGTGAGGGCGGGGGCGAAGCTGCAGACGTAGGTATTGGCCGTGCCCGTGTCGATGGCAAAACTGCCATACCCAGATTGGACTTGGCCGACCGTTGCCGCATGGTTTGAACCTGTTCCGGGGGAGATTTGAGCGGCCCCACCAAGCGACTCAAGAATAATCCACGCGCCATTACCACCGTTCACACCGGCTTGCACCAGGTACATTAATGTAGCCACACCAACTGGGAGCTCGCCGCCCTGCAACGGTTGCAAGCCAAGGCCGTAAACCGGCTTGGCCGCCAAACCATCCGGTGCGTATGTTGACGCTCCAGTATTGAGGTGCGCGATGCTGATGCGCTGAATGTAGCCGGTTGCAGGCAACGCCCCGAGTGCCGGGGTATTTGTGGCTGTATAGGTATTAGTCGCTCCGGTATCTGCGACGATAGTAGCTTGCCGGCCTACAGCACGGATTGCGGTTGTCAGCTGGGTGAAACTCGACTTGGACGGTGTAACGCCAGCCGCGCTAAGCACGCCCAGGATTTCCATCATGACCATATTCATGAATTCAGCGGGCAAGATGGTCGGAGCAACACCTGTAGCCGGGTTTCCGTCAGTGAAATAGCCAGGCGTTCCGGCGGGCGTGCTTGCCGGGATGACCGCTGCCGCACTTGAGTTATCAATTTGATACATCTAGGGCCTCACGAATAATGGAATTGCAAAATGGTGTGTGCCGGTTTGGCTTCGGATAATTCGCACTCGAGTACGGAGTTGCCCCATGAGGACAAAGGGTCGCCCATAGCCGATTGGCCGGTTCGGAAGTAACTTATGGTGTTCAGCGGACTATTAATGGCCCAGGTGAAGAACCACTCTTCGCCGCCGAGCTGCTGACCGCAGGTGCTCTGGCCACATCGAAAAGGGGCGTATTGAGTGACGGTTACCGTGTACCCAAGACCAAGCGCAAAGGCCTCAAAGAACTGGATGGACTGGCCACCCGTATTGGTAAAACGAGCAACGACCTGGTTGCGCCGCCCTTGAAAGGTCGGCGACACCCCGGCACAGGGGTCGGGCAGGCCCAAGGTCAACTCCCATTCACCGAGAAGATTCACCGCTGTGGATGGGAATGCATCGACCAGTAAACCCAGCGCGGAATCACTGAGCCTCTGAAATGTGGGGGCGAAGCAGGACACCGCCTGCGCATGAACACTGCTGAGCTCTTTCGGCCAAACACGGCCACGCGGAAGTAGCCCAAGCAGCGCGGATGTGAAATCAGCGCTGGTGAACGAAGGCTTTGGCATAGGGGATCAGCTATAGGTAATGGAGCCGAGGGTGGGTAGATAGCCAAGAACGTTTGCGATGTTTGTAACAGGCGAGGTGATCACAAACCCCTTGGTCGATGCGAGCGCCGCAATAGCTGAATCGATATCGGAAAGAGCCACAAATGACCCATCAGTAAGAGGGGCGCCCTGCTCCATGAAGACGTCGGATATAGCCGCAGCCACCGCGGCGCGAACGGCAATCGAGGCACCGGTGAGGCCTGTGATAGTAAAATCTTTCGGCGCAGCTATGGGTGAGCAGGCATAGACCATCGCCGTGACTGGCTGCTTGGGGAAAATGCTGTTGGCCACTGTTAGCTGATCGCCTGAGGCGAGGTTTCCCGAGGTAACCCTGTTGTCACTCGAAGAGATACCGTTGATTCCCTGAGGAAAACCTTGGTGACCAGCATTTGCCTCGTCGAACATCACATAAACCACAACGGTTCCGGCACCGAAGCTGTTCGGAGCACACCAGGCCCGTGTCACACCAGGTACCGCTTTGGCCCATATTGGATAATCAGTAATCGATCCGCCCATAGGCGTGTTCTGATAAGCCTCCAACATTCGCTGGAATAGCGCGTCCTCTTTTTCTTGGTCCGCACCGCCGGTAATTGCCGTTGTGACAGCGCCGCTCGACGAGATGCCGTCAACCGAAACCCCAAGCGTCATCAAGCTGCCCATCGGGGTGTTGCTTGCCTCACCCGCCAGATCAGCCAAAACTTGCACCGTCACCATGCCACCTACGCCGACAGTGGCGGATGCTTGGGTGGTGAAAGTGAACGAATCGCTTCGTGAAATCTCGGTACCGCTATCGATCGTAGCTCCAACAGTGCCGGGGAAAGTGACACTGCCTCCGGCGAAAGATGCGGTCTTTTGGTATACGTTTTTGAGAGCCGCCCACGCCTGTAGATACTCACCGGATGACGTGTAAGGAACAGCTTGTTTAGCGATCCAGTCGAGATAGCCGTAGTTCAAATGGTCCAGGCCGGCGACTGCTTTACCGAGGATTTGTAGGTTGGAAAAACGTAGCAAGCCATCGGCGGTCGGGATCCCCGACGTAATGTCGGAAGCGACTCTCGCTCTCAGCTCTGAAAGAGTGGGTCTGGGATATGGCATGAGCGACAAACTCCAGGCAAAAAAAATCCCGCGCCTGGCGGGAGTGCGGTAATACAGAATTCAGGTCTATCGCCAGGCCCAGTTGAATTTGAGCGGGACCACCGTGCCGTCGCTGCGCGTGATGGTGACGATACTGTTTAACTGGTTTTCCCCCGAGATGGCCGTGAGCGCTTTGACGCTGGTGGCCACCCCATCATCGACAAGCCACTTCAACGCCTCCTCGATGTAGATTCGTGCCGTGTTGGCAATCGCGGGAGTCAGGCGTGATCGATCAAGCAGCCAAAGGCGCGACCCGATCGGAACGTCTTCATCCTCGTCCCCCCACCATCCCCGGCGGTCATCGCCGCCGTCCGGCGGTATATCGGTAGCCTCGGCAGCTCGATCGGTGAACAGGCTGATCAGGACGGCTGTTTCCAGATCGTCACCGCTGGTTAGGGCGCCAGCACTGATCGACCAGTCTCCCGTGCCGCTCCGGACAATCCAGGTTGTGGTGATATCGCTCATTGTTGTGGTGTCGGCGTTGTCGTGCCGCTCCCGTTGGTGTGCGTATTGAAGAGGATTCGGTCTTCGGCCATCGTGCGGACGCTGTCTTTGACATTGCCCCCGGCCTCAATATCGCCGCTGACTCTCAATACCGGCGTGACCATCTCAACGGCTGTTGCGGCATTGATTGTGACCGTGGTTGCGTTATTGACCGTAACCGGAGTGCCCCCAGCCTCCACGACAATGCCGCCGTCTTTGGTCAAATAGATGCTTTTGCCCCAGAGGTCATAAACCATACTTTCGCCGGAAACCAGTCCAACTGGGCGGCTTTGCTGATGCCCTGTAGCAACCACGACGCCCTTGGAGCGATCACCGCCCATGAATACCATCAGGACATCAGAGCCGTTTGGAGGGAACGACGTAAATCCGAACTCGGCGATCCTCGGCGTGCCGTCGCGCGTCTCGGAGTCGTTGAGTTTCACTTGCAGCAGCTGTGCGGTTTTGCCGTCATCACAAAACGTGACCCGACCCCAACTAGACATCAGCTGAATTCGGCGCCACATCCTCTGCATAACTCCCAGACTGTCGGGCTCACTGGTCATTGCGGTACCGCCTGGGAGAACTCGCCATAAAGCGGAGTAAGGTTGATCGGCTGCGGAAGGAACGCCTCTGGCGGCATGAGTATCAGTTCCGCCACTGTGCCGGTATGCACGCCACGTAGAAAAGTCACCTCGCTGATCAGCATGCTCTCTGAGATGAACTTCAGCTTCGGTAGGTAGACGGGAACCAGCGTGTTGGGCTCCCACAGGGCGCCCGAGACATCTCGCCAACTATCAGTGGTCAGCCTAATGACTCTGGAGCGGCCGTAGCGTCGAGCCGCCTCCCACTGGGCACGCTTGATCGCGATATCGTTACCCATACCGCCACCCTCTGAAATAATCACCATCGCTCGGTGACGCTTGCAGTTGATGTCTTTCACGGTATGCAGGCGATTGCCTCCAAGCCCCAGATCGGTATAGGTATCGACGGACTGGATATAGACGTTGTAATCGGAGTAAATCAGGTCCGCGGAGAAGTCAGCGTAAGCAGTCTGAACATTGACCCCTTCGGTAAAGCCACTGGCGGCCCGGCGAGTGCCGGCCCTCGACAGGAAAAGGCTGCCATCCGCGAGGTCGTAGGCCATCACTGCCGAGAAGCGTGCCATGCGGTCAATTACCTCAAAAGCCGACTCCCCGAGCATCAGATTTGATTGCGGGAGAATCGGCAAATCGGTGACATCGCTGGAAACCTGGATACCTTCCGGCACCCCGTTGATGCTTGGCCCATATACAGACGCCAGTTTTTGTGCAATGCCCAGCACCGTCTGGTTACTGATCTGTCCACCCGGCCACTCGGCGGCACAGTCGATCAAGTCTGCACATTTAGAGCGTCCGTTCGCCCGAATAAAGTGTGAGCCTGGCCCAATACCTGGTCCTACCCGGCCCACATAGCCGGTGATGACGGGGTCATCGCCGAGCAGGACCTGGCACGCTGCACCTGGCTCAATTGAAAGGCGATCAAACTCACCCGGAAAACGCTCGGTCATCCCCACACTGAAGTCGCCCGGCAGCCGCTCAATACCGCGCGTAACACGGATATCCGTCCAGCCGGTGATATTCAGATCGCCCGATGTTATGGTTAGATCATCAGCTTGCATTGGTAGCCTCAGGGAGAATTTATGAACGCAAAAGCTTCATTATTTTTATTATCAATAGTTGCGCTTTCAGGCTCTGGGCCGGCTTTCGCCAAGTGTTCCTTCGCAGTCAAGGAGCCTATTATTTGTTCGCAAGCAAAGACCGCCGCCATTGCATTTCAGAAGTTCGGAGCAGCAGAAAATATAGAGCCATATAATCAACAATTGCTGAAAGAAGCTCAGTGCGGAAGCCCCGTTCCTCCTAAAAACATGAAATACGAAATCAAGATATTCAATAGCGGAAAAACCGCGTTACCAAATGGATGGGTAGATGTGTCAAATATAATCATTGTCAAAGACAATGGCGTTCTCGGGTATAGCGGATATGTTGCAAGCGGGTATCTATCCGGCGCGTGTGAAAAATTCACCCCTGAAACAGAAGTAATTCCCAAGAGATGATTCTGCACTTGTCCGGCTAATGTGTATCCCAACTGAAAATCAGCAGCGCTATCTTGCCAGGGCCTTGAGAGTGGTCGGCATAAATGCCGGATGTATGGGGTCGGCTTGCTGGATCAACTCTTCAGATCGCGATGGATCCTGATAAAGGCGATTGGCAATCACCAGTGCCGGCAGCGCCGTACGAAATGAAAATGTTTCGAGGTTTGGCAGCGTTGCACCGGTGGTGGTCAGCACGCTGACCATAGACTGTCGCAGCGCAATCAGAGCGCTATAGCTTTCATCGTCACCGGCGTCACCAGCCACCAAGATCTCGGCATCGATAAAACCGGTCACAACTCCCATGGTGCTGATGGCCTCGTCATAAGAGGCGGGGACATAGGTCGCCACCACCTTGCCGATTGCCGACAACGCGGAACGGCGCAACAACGCCGAGGTCGCATCTTGTGCAACGCCTCTGGCTGAACCAATCACCCCGTCACCGGTGAAGTCTGGCGGCGTAAAGGTAGCCAGCGGCCCAAGCAGCGCGATCGCGTTTCCGGGGTCAGCAATACCTACAACCAAGGCATCCATCAGCGATTGAACGGCACCGGTAAAGGTATCGCCACTGCTCGCATCCAGATTGGCCGCAGCATCCACCAGGTTATCCATGGCAGTATCAACCGCCGCACGGTTCTCAGTGTTCTTGGCCAGCAAGTCAGCCATCGTCGCGCTGGAGTTTTTCGCCTTTTTGCTTTTGATCAGCGCGCTGCTGACGTTGCCGTTGGCATAACGTCCGAAGTCGCCGGTCAGCAAACCAGCGAGACTGGTGATATTGCGAACGTCCCGAGTGATGCGCCCAACCAAGACCTTGAAGTCTGCAATCACCCCGACGACCATGCCGACAATGGCCTTGCCAAACTTGATAACGCCCTCGACGGCATTGATCACGGCGGTGACGCCGCCGATCACCTTGCGCGCAAAGTCCAGCGCGGCGGACAAGCCCAAGGCTGCCGCCAGTTTATCTAGCAGTGTTCCGCCAGAGCTGGTAACACTTGGGAAAAGTCGGTCGCCAGATTCAATGAACGTGAAACTGATTTCAAAATAACGCCCCATGTCCCAGCGTTCGACAACGCTCAGCCCTTCGGCTGGGACACTGACAGTCAAAGCCCCCAGCGTTGGGTGGATCAATGCGCCAGGGCCTGGCTTCTCAGCAGCCGCCACCAGCGCATCGCGCTGAGCAATGGCGCTGCCGCCACCGTAAATGAAGCTGTCAGTGACGAGAAAACCACTCATCCGGATCCGGCGAGTCGAGCGACCCATGTCCTCGATGTAGGGTTTGTCCCGGCCTGGATACTCATGCAATGCCAGGCGTCGGCCAAAGCGTGCATCCCCACCGTAAACCGCGAACGGCACCCCTCGAAAGGATGCCTTGTGCAGGATATCGGTCCAGGTCTTGTTGGATTCAACCGCAATATCGACGATATCGGAAAGTAAACTCATGCGATGCCTCCCACGCCGGAATAAGCAATCCGGCTCGATGCTTGCGTATTGCCCTCGGACTTGACGGTGGTTTTCAGCCCCTCGGGGGCATTCTTGTGTTCGATTTCAACCTTAACCGTCCCCCCGCCGCCTGGCTGGGCTGCGCCTTGGGTATAAGGCCCTTGTGGCGCAGTAGGTTGATCTGCTGTTACCTGTGATGAAGCGCTGGAGACTGGGCCTTCCAGGACACGCGCCAGTGCAGCGCGGGCATCAGCCTCCCGGGCTTTAGCCTCTTCCGTGGTTCCTGGACGCAACCAGCTGCGCGAGGCAATGGCGCCCGCCTCCTCTGCTGTTTTGGCGTTGCGAAGCTTTGCCCCAGCACTCGCCTCCGTTCCCTGAGTCAGCTCGTAGTTGGCAAACTCCAGCTGCTTCATGGTGTCTGCGCGAGGATCCGTCAGGCTAAAGCCGGACCACTTCTCAAAGTTATCCTGCCGATCCCGGTGCCATTGGAATATCCCGCGCGCCCGTCCCCAATCGCCGCGGGCACGGGGATCCAGATTGCTCTCCGCGATGCCGTTCCCGACGATGCCGGCGGCGGCATGCTTGCTCCAACCCTGAGCCTCAAAATAGTCCTGGGCAAAGTTGGCCACATCCTTGTCCGTACCCTGCACCTTGTTCCAGGCGCCTGCGAGCGAATCCAGCTTGGGCGTTTTTTGCTCAGTCTCCGGCAAGCCTTGAGAGGCGCGTATCTTTTTAGTGATTTCATCCTCCCCCTCATTGAGGGATGACGAATACAGTAAAGAGCCGATGCCAACAGCGGCTGTCGACAAACCAACTGCCGCCCTAGATGCAAGCAAGCTCGCCCCTTGGCCGGTGGCAATTGAGTTCTGCGCAGCTGCAACTGACTGCGCTGCCGTCTTCCAACGAAAGAGAAGACCAATGAACGACAGGATACCTATACCAGCACGCGCCAGCGTCAAGCCGAGCGAAACAACGCTGCCAATCAGCCCAGCATTCATCACTGCCACAACCGCGATGGCGGCATTATCCCAACCGCCCAACCAGTCGACGACCTTGCCAATACCCTTTCCGAAATTGATGATCCCGTCCCCGACTTTTTTCCAGTCGATCTTGCCAATCCAGGTGGCAAAGCCTTTTGCCCAATCGCCCACATTGGTGGCAATTAACTCCCGATTGACTGCCAGCCAATTGGTGAACTGATCGATCAGGGGTTGCATCACGGGGATCAGTTTGTCACCGATGGAGTTTTTGGCGCCATCAACGGCGATGCCAAGGCCGGCCAGCGACTGCGAGAACTCCTTGCCACGCTTTACGGCGTCCGCGCCCATCACATAACCCAGGCGCTTGACCATGGCTTCGTAACGTTCGATACCGACAGCGCCTTCACGCAGGAAGGGCAACATCCCTTCCATGCCAAAGGCCCGAGCAATCAGCTTTTGCTTTTGCGGATCGGCTTCCTTGGCGATGGCGTTCGCCACTGCCTTGTACTGCCCCACCACATCCCAGGCACCGTCCTTGGATTTTTTCAGGCCGATACCCAGCTTGTTGAACATCATCAGGGCGCCCTGATTCCGTCCCCACTGAGCGTCCTGCATGGTGGTCGCCAAGTTATCGAGACTGGATGTGGTGTCTGCTGCATCAACACCAACCATCTTTGCCGCACCACGGAAAGACTGCAGCTGCCCGGTGGACGTACCAATGCTGTGCGCACTGTTATCAATGGAACGACCAAGATTGGCCCAGTTACTGGCCAATGCAGCGACCCCGGCGACCGAACCAATCCCGGTGATGGCGGCCATAGGCGCGACGATAGCCCCTATGCCGCGGGCTGCCGCGCCGGCTTGCTGGCCGATATTGCCAAGGTTCTTTCCGATCTTTTCAAAACCCAGTTCACGCCCTAGGCCCTTGAAGGACTTACCGACCTCCCCGAATGGCCGAGTCAACCGATTGATAGCATCGTTGACCTTGCGCACCGTGGCGGTGGCTTTGTCCACTGCGTCGATCGTTATCGTGAAGGTGTTACCCACTGTCGTTACCCCGCCATGCGTTTGGCTTGGTCATTCCACCAGTCCAATTCCTTCAGATTCAACGACCACGCCTCGCGCGGGCCCCATCCGTAATACTTGGTCAGTTCAGCAATCAGCTCTGGCCAGCCTCCACCTCCGACGGGCCAGCGTCGGTAAAACCCTCGAGGAAGTTGTTCGCCGCCACCAGGTCGCGTTTGCAAAGTTTTTCGGCCGCGGTGCGCGGGATAGCAGCAATCAAGCTGATCAAGGTGATGGCTGCACCAACCGAGGTGTCAGCCCGGGTGGCTTTTTCAATTTCGCCGGCAGTTGGTTCACGCAGCTTCAGTTCCTCATACGTGATGGCGGCATCGCCTTTGCCGATGACAACGGGCTTGATCAGGGTGATGGTGATTTCTTCTTCGAACATGGATCAATTCTCCGTTACGGATGGGCCTTCCCACTTCACTTCAATAGTGGCGTCGGAAGATTTGGCTTCTTGTTGATCGAGGGCCCACATGTTGCGGCCGATGATGGTTTTGCCGTTGGCCAGTTCGGCGACAACTGTGGCGTTGCTCATGCCGTTGATGTCGGCCAGGCTGAGGCCCGCCGAATCACGCAGCGTTGCGGCGACGTAACCGGGCTGCGGCGTCTCGCTGTAACCATGGACGCCGTCCTGCCCCTTCAGGGTTTCTCGGGAAACCCCGGAAACCTTGTAGGAAAAGTCGCCGGCAAGCATGTAACTCACACCATCGACGGTCAGGTAGCAGGTCCCAGCAAGGCGGTTGGTGGTATCACCCATGTTTTTTCTCCAGGCGAAAAAAAACCGCTCAAAGGCGGTCGTTGACGGAAGGCCTGGGTTACAGGCGGAATTGAGCGAGCAGCGCGAAAATGCGCAGCTGATTGATCAGGGTGCCGGGCCACAACACATCAACACGGTTTGGGTTGAGGCTGTTCTTCTCGACGATCAGGCCCTTGGCAAAGGCAGCGGTATCCTGCACATTGCCGTTGAACTCCATCTCACCATATTGGGCGATCAGGTCGGCCCTGATGGTATTGGGAGTGACAATGGCAGAGCCGGGCGCAAAGCGTGTGCCGTTGGCCGCCAACTTCACCCGCGAGTATTTCGAAGTGATCAGCGATCGCTGCGCCCGCAAGACGAACATCAGCAGGAACAGGGTTTCGACTTGCAGGTAGCTGTCATCGGCAGCACCGAATGCGTTCTGCTGGTAGGTGGTGATCAGGTTCTCGATCGCCACGGTACCGTCACTGCCGACCATGAACGTCGAGATGCCATCCCACAACAGCGTGTTACGTTCTCCCAAAATGAACTGCGAGGCCGAGGGTGGCGCCAGCACAGTGCTCAAGGCCAGTGTTTGCAGCGGACGACCTGGGTCAGCGCGAAGCGCCACAGCCGCAGTACCCGCCACATCGGCGGCCCAGATCCAAGCCGGCGATGGTGAGTTATTGAAACCCATGATGGTTTCATGTTGGTTGTTGCGCGCATTGCCAGCCGTGGACAAGGTCGAAACTGTACCGCGCTGCGCAGCAAACACATGTCCATAAACCTGATTCGCATAGCTCCACCGGCCGGTCTTGTCGTTGAGCAGGTTTTTCAATGCATTCAACGAAGCGGTATCGGTGTAAGGGCAAACAATAAAATCGAAGGCTTCATCGCCCAAGTTTGCCAGCGCTGTATCCAGGGTCGGGTTGGTAGCACCTGAAGCCATCTGCGTCAGCGTCAAGGTCAGGCCGGCGGGAGTAGCCTCGCCACTCGACGAACCTTGGTAGTTCAGCCGCAGATCAATCTCGTTGCCGGCCAGGCCTTTATTTTTGGCAGTAAGGGTCACCGTTGCCGTAGTGGTCGTGGCAGTCACCGGCAGATTGCTAGAACTGTTCACCAGCGCCGCTAACGCCGTAGCGATATCGGCAGCGAGTTCTCCAGTCGTGACAGTCAGGCTCAGGAGTTGCCCGGCTACGTATAGCGAGATCACGCCCGTAGCGGTCGGGGTACCGGCGATCAGAACCGTACCAGTCGCAGCAACACCGCCGGCAGCATCCGCCAACGGCAGAAACCAGACCTCGCCAAAATCATCCGCACGCACATAAGCATCGGTCATCAGTGCGAGCATCGATCCAAGGCCGCCTTTGGCCTTGGCATCGCTGACACCCTGGCCCAGCACCGGGACATTAACCACGCCGTCACCTGATGCAGTGATCTGACCGATGATCAGGGTGCGCTGGGTTTGGGCTCCGCTGTTGGCCTGGGAGTTATCCACTTCGGCGTAGAATAAAGGAACCCGCAGGTTCGCCGGAATGTTGCTGAACGGGACGGTCATTGACGGTCACTCCCTTCAATGGCTTTGGTTTTTTCCACCTTGGCCGGTACCGAAGCTTCCGGGGCTGGAGGATCGAGAGTTACATCGTTGCTATTCAGCTGTCGCGACCAGTAGATATCGCCATCTGGAACTTCGCGCCCCAACTCTGGCAGGAAGTCACGTTTTACCGGGTCACGCACCAACAGCCCCGGCGAGGGATAAATGCGCATAATTACTCCTGCAGTTCTTCAAAAGAGAGGCCGCCTTCTGCTCGGCCATCAGGGCCTTCAGTTCGTGGAGACGGAATGACGGAATCAGGAAATGGAGCATCCGGATAGGTGCCAGATGCATCGAACACGTTGACCAGGTCATCGGTGATCTCGACCATTTCCAGCGGCACGATCGGCGACACATTCGCCGCCTCGACCACCGGATCGAACGGAGGCACAGGTGTTGGTTCTTCAAGTGGGTAGAAGTCCTCAGGGCCTTGGTAAAACTCCATGCCAACGTCCATGACCAGCTCACCAAGGTGCTGCTCACCCTCGCCATCCTCATCCATGCTGGAGCGGATAAAGGGGAACTGTTGCAGGCGACTCATCAGGGGCGGAAAGTTGATCAGCGCCATTTCAATCTCACGCTGCATAGCCTCCAGCGCCAATATCATTGCGCCGGCCGCGGCGTTCCTCGGAAGCGCCTTGAGCTGAATCCTCGCGGTAATCCGGATTGTGGCCGTCACGGTGAATTGAGGTCCGCCATTTCGCCCCAGAGACTCCTTGTGCTCTTCCGGGGAGTGCAGCCAGATAATCGGATAGCTACCATTCCACGTTGGCCAAGTCCTGGCCGCAAAGACGTTGTTGCCGGCGGCGGTATTGGCTTTGAGGGCTTCAGCCGCTATTTGCCGTAACTGGGAGGTGATGGTCATCACATTTCACTCAACATGAGTTTGGCCCAGCCATGGCTGTCAGGCCGAACATCCATCACCAAAAAACGCTTGTCCACGCTGGGGATGTACACCTGATCATCCTGCGCAGGTGGCACCTCAAAAATAGACAGGCGAACTCCTAGGACCGGTTGAGCCGAGGTGGCACCAACAAGTGGATCGGCAAGGTCGACATCGCGATAAGCCGCATCAAAAACCCCATCGATGGGATAGCGAGCACCAACTGCCGGATAGAACATCGGCCGTTTATCAGGCTCCTTACCCTCACCGAAAACAGCCTCAAGAGGTTCAAGAACCGCCTTATCCCAGTCGATAGCCATGCTTATGCCAACTTGGCAGACATAAGGACTTCAGGGCGCGTGCAGATATGCAGCGGGTAACTGTACGCCTCAGCCTTCCACCACATTTTCCGTGCAGTATCGAAAATTGGCAGAATATAGATCGGCTTGCCGGGGGTGTTGACCCATTCGAAGGTTTCACCAGGAGCATATGCAACCTTAAAGATACCTGGTGCTCCCTTGGGGAAAAACTTCACTTCGTCCGGCTGAACGGCGATGGTGGTCGCGTCGTCGGAACCGCGGTAGTTGAACCAGTTGATGCCACCGAAGCGCATCGCCTGGAAGGCGGTACCCTGGCGCAGCTCTTCAGCAGCCGCCCAGTTATAGTAGGTTTTGATCACATCGGGATGGTTGGTCAACTGATCCCAGAACTCGTCGCCCGCCAAGCCATAGACCTGCGTCGAAGGCAGGAACGCACCTTGAGACTTACGGGCCATGGTCCGAACGATGTCGTTGCACAATGGGCGAATCGAATTCGGCTTGGTTGCTGAGCCATCAACATTCAGACTCAAGTCGAAAATGATGTCGTCGGGCTTATCAATGCCGAACTCTTCAAACCAGTCGAACTTGATCGAGCCATCTGCATCCAGGCATTGACCTTGAATGGCAGCCAGTCGCTGGAATTCCCAGGTGAACTCGATGTTGCTGGTGAGACCGGTCGGACCATTAATACGCCGAGCCACCTCAGTCTCGATCTGCATCAGTTCGGATTCACTGCCGAACGCCCGAATATTCTGGATTTCAGAGGCATAAATGGTGTCTGAATGCATCAGTCGCGGTACGTCGAAGTAGCGCGCGTTACGCTTTTCGGTGACGCGTTGGGTGCCTTCTTCCCCCCTCTCGCTGAATGGAATCAAAATCAGCTTGCCCTGGCGCTGCTCAATAGCAAGGGCCGTGGTACGGATCGGATCGGGCTCGAATAGTTGTAGATCACCGATACCGGTTGGCTGGAAGGGGTATTTTTCAACAGCAGTGGTCAGCGCGATCTCAGAAAAGATGTCCTGGTGAAACACGTCTAACGAGGCCATGGGTTCGGCTCCTAGAAATGAAAAAACCCGCCTGAGCGGGTCTATATCTGATGAGTGAGGCGCCGATTAGCGCGAGATGACACCCTGCGCCTTGAGAGCGGCAGTTGCTGTGTTTTGCTGCGTCGCGCTCAGCGAGGCATCCCAAATCAATTCTGCAGCGTTGACCTCAGCCTGGCGAACCACCGCTGCGGCCATGACGCCAGCATTGGCAGTGTCGGTCACGCTGTACAGCAGGCCGTAGGAGGTAACGCCGCTCGAACTGCTCTTCAGCGGAGCCCAGCCACCACCAGTATCGGTGACAGCGATGGTGAAACCATCACCCTCAATGAAGGCAGTAGCACCGGCGGCAAGTAGGAATCCAATACCTTGGGCGTTGAACACAGTACCGACGGTGCCAGGGCCGACCACAACACCGTCATCATCAATTTCTACGGTACCTCCCAGCGCTGGCACGAGCTCACCGTTCGGGTTGGTCACGGTGAACTCGGTGCTCGAAATCAACTTGATGGTGTAGGTACCCGCCAGCGCAGGGTAGGTGGCCACTGCACCAGTCAGCGTGCCGTTCCCGGTGTTGCCGCTGGTTGCGGCCCCCGTCGCGGTGAAGGTTGCCGTGCTGAACGCAATGACGGTACCGGCCATCAAACGGCCGAAGCCCTGAGTCATCTCGACGCGGTCAATTGACTGGTGTCCGTTTCCGATGGAAACGATGAAGCCGCCAGCGTGCCGCTGCTCAACCAGCGGCGTCTGTGGGGTGTAAGACATGGTGTTTCTCCTCGAGGGCTATAAAGCGGCTTCAGTTAGCGGCGGACCTTGGACATCGCACGGTCCCAGCGACTAGCGATGGCCACCTGTCGACTTGGGGATTGATCGCCGCCTCCACCCAGATTGGGGTTTCGCGCAGCTCGGCCTGCTGCTGCCGGACTATCCGCTGGCGTATCGCGCAGAACGTTAAGCGCCTGCTGCCGAGTCATGCTCGTGCCAAAGGCAAGATTTGCGGCCAACACCGGATTCCGAGCCGCATATCGCGAGCCGAAAATGGCGGCACAGCGAGCACGCTCACGCCGGCGTGCATTAGCAGCCGCGCTTCTTCCATGCATCTCGTCCTCATCATCTTCAGCATCGGGGTCATCGTCGTCATCCGATGCCGATTTACCTTTGGCTCGACGGGACTTTTTATCATCATTTCCGTCTTGGTCATCGTCGTCCTCGGCATGCTCATCGTCGTCATCCTCGTGACGATCATCATCGGCATCCTCTCCGGATTTGGCTCGCTTTGCCTTGCGAGACCTTTTCCCATCGCGGTTATCGCGATCTAGATCATCGTCCTCGTCATGCTCGTCATCTTCAGCACGAGCTTCTTTGCGACCATCATCTTCGTCGTCTTCTGCGCGGGCTTTTTTGCCTCGCATCGAGCCGATACCAGCCAAATGGGCGAACGAAAGCGCGCTCGCCATGCGGGAAAGCTTGGACATGTGAACCTCGATTTATAAAGTGAAAGGAAAGCTTCAGCCCAACTCGGCGAGCAGGGAGCGGAAGGCTTCATCTGGCGCCATCACGGCATCAGCAAAGCCAATCTCAACGCCGGCGGCGCCAAGAAAGGTGGTGGCCTGAGTATTTCGTACGGCTTTAACGGACATCCCGCGATTGCGGGCAACAGTCTTGACGAACAACTCACCCATCGCATCAACATCGGATTGATAGCGAGATAGAGCCTCATCAGAAAGCGGCTGTGAATCAGCGCCATCAGCCTTGCGATCACCGTAATGAATCAGTGTCACATTTACGCCAGCGGCACCAAGCGCCTTGGACATATCGACATGCATGCAAATCACACCGACGCTGCCAGTGCCTCCTGTGCGCGGCACCACGATACGATCGCAAGCACTGGCGATTGCATAGGCAGCGGAATAGGCTGACTCAGTGAGAATCGACCAAATCGGCTTACTGCCACGGGCTCGATAGATCGAATCGGCCAAATCGAAACAACCAGCGACTTCACCTCCCGGGCTGTCGATATCCAGCACGACAGCCCGAACATCCTTGTCAGCCAACGCCATGCTCAAGCAAGCCCGAAGGCCGTCATATCCAGTCATGCCGCTATAGGGCTTGAGCGTGCCGAGTTTCTGCACCAGAGTCCCGGTGACCGGAATGACGGCTACGCCCGCAACCACTTCATAGGCCTTAGTCGGGGCCGGCTCGCCGATATCCCCATCCCAATCATCCAGCGCGACCACCCGGCCATTAGCATGAAACAATCGGGCCAGACCAAAGCGATCAGCCAAGGCGGCCATCACAATTTCAGCTTTTTTCGGCGTGATCGCGAGAGGCACATTGAATAGCTTCTGCGCGAGGTGTGGGTAGTTGGTCATTGAGCATTCGGCTCCTGTTCAGGGATTGCGGCATCCGTCGCGTTAGCGCCGAACCAGTTCGGAGGTGGCAAACCTGCTTCTTTGAACGCATCCGCTTCCGCCTTGCGTTGCTGGATGACCTCTTCATAGTCGAGGCCCTGTTCTGCGCATTCACGCTTGAGCGTAGATAGGCCGCCGTCCATACCAAGGATTGCGCCCTGCTTCTCTTTCACCGGATCGACCCAGCCCCTGGCAACGCCCAACCAGTCGCAACGCGAATACGCAGTGCGCGCCTCCATGAAGTCTGGTGCCCCGTTGGGCAGCGGCAAATCGTTGCGGTCCATGGCCTCATGAAGCCAGCAGGAAAACATAGGCGTCGCGGTACCAATCTTGAACTCGGTGTTTCGCCGGGTAAGGGTCTTCCAGCTCTCAAGCAACGCAGCTCGAGCGCTGGAGTAGTTCGTCTTAGACCAATCCTGGGAAATCTGCTCAGCGGATATCCCGGCGGCGGCAGCGAACGTGCGCAACATTTCGTGCGCAAAATCACCAAACCCGTTATGGGGATGTGCAGCCCCAACCGAGGTGATCGCCTCACCTGGTGCAAGCGTTGGAATACGAGCGCCATTCAACATGGCTGGGCGTTGCTCGGCCCAGTCTGCACGCAACCCTTGATAGGCAGAAAGCTGATCAGTTTCCTCAAGCGCCTCCTGCACCTGGTCCGGATCATAAGGGCTGGTGACGTAGGTACCGAAGGTGGCGGCGATTGTCGCGGCCTGGAGCTCCACGCCGTAGTACCGTGCCAGCATCTTGAAACGAGCCAGCACCGGAGTGAACACGCCAATGCCGCGATTCTGGCCAGCCCTGTCGCGCTCGAAGTCATGGATGACTCGAAGCCAACCGTCATTATCTTCGCGCTCGACACGCTCCCACTCCATGCTCTCCACGGAGTTGTACCAGTCATTCTGATGAGCCTTGCGGATGTGGTAGGCAACGGGCACGCCGTCATCGTCGATTTCGACACCGCCCCGCATGTGCTTGCTGTCGACCATCTGATACGGATTCGACAAGCGATCAGGGTCCACCAACATAAAGGCCGTTGCATAAGTCGCCCGACCATAACCAACGCGCTCTGGCTTCCAATGGGCAATCACCAGCGAGTCACCATCGACAAGCTTGTGCCGTAACGCCAGGCGCAGCTGTTGAGATATGGTCAGTTGCCTGGATACGTCGCTGTAACGCCCAATATCCTCTGCATAGCCGCGCCACATTGCCTCAACTGTTCGGCGATACTCCTCGGCCCATGATGCATCGAACCGACGATTTCCGGTCATGGCAGCTAGAGCCCGGTAATCTGGATTTGCCGACAGACGCAGCGAAGCGCCAACAGTGTTATCAAGGATCCGAGTGATACCGCCGGCAGCCCAACCATCGTTGCGCACCAGGTCTCGGCTTCGTGCCACCATCCGATCGCGAAACTGATTGATCTCAGCGTCAGGCGAGCGGATCCAGGGCAACCAGTCACCCATTTCTTGAGTTGACCAGTTTGAAGCCTCGTAAGGGAAGACGGATTGCCCCCCCATACCTTCGGTGAGGCGCGTGGCATTGCCTGTTGCCTTTAGCGGCATCGGAGTCATGGGACGGCCGCGGGAGTCCAAGATTACAGTTTCAGTCGTCATCAGAACACCGGCCGAATAGCACGGCGCCGGCGCATGCCCAAGGCATACAGCAGCGCATTGATGTGAGCCTGCAAGGCACCGATATCCGCACGGGTGTAGGTCACCGACTTGGAACCATCACCTTGCGTGTAACTGAATGCCTCCCCTTTTGCCCCAGTACTCAGATCGTGGAGAGCTTGCTGTGACTCAGTTAGCCACTGCTGCAGGGTGGCCTTTGGCACGCCACTGAAATTGTTGAGGCGTGGTGTAAACACAGCATTCTCCTATGCCATCCTCGAGATCGAAGAGGCGCGTTTCGTTGGTTTGGCTTGGCTCTTGCTCGGTATCATTGCCTGGGAAGGCTCCGGAGCGGACACGCTGGGTAATACCGTCTGAACGCGCGGAACCGACAGGCCAATGTGCGCGTTGACGTCTTCAGCACGCTTGTTCAGCTTTAGCCCCAAATGCATCAGGCCGCAGAGAGCTGCATAGGCGTACACCCGGCAGTCAAGTGCTTCATTGGCACGCCCGGGCGGTAACTCCCAGACCCGAAAGACCTGTCCACCCGAAGTTTTGCGTACCGATCGCTCAGCAGTTAGCTGTGCGAAGTAGTTGATGTCGCGATCGATGGGGTAATGCATGTAACCAGGACCATGCTCTACCAAATGCAACCTGGAGCGAATGGAGTCCTTGGCAGCATTCACACCAAGAATGATTGGCCGGAACGACGACTTGTTTCGCTTGCTCGGCGTCTTGGTAGGCCAAATTGGTGAACGCTTACCGCCTACAGCCGACTCACCCTTAATGGCCCAGACGCGGCGCCCAAGACGAGCTTTTGCAAAGTTGTAAACCTTCTGGGTGTGATGGCCGCCGGAGTCATGACAAACCGCCATGACTTCGAAACCACGGCCGTCGGCCCGGTACCAGATCCGTTGCAAATACGCGTCAAGACGGTCCCAAGGATCAGGGGTCTCCATATCCCCCTCGATGACCTCGAAATCGATTGACCAACTTTCTTCATTCATCCCCCAGCCCACCACTTCACACTCGAAGCGGTCGTTTTGGGTGTCGACGCCCACGGTGATTACGGCAACACCATCAGGAACCTCAGCAGCCCAGACCTCACAGCGCGCCGCAAGGCGCTCTTCCTGCAAAGCCCGGTCCCCGCGATCCTCATAGGTTTCACCCAACACCAGGTTGACGAACGTCTGCCGCATCAGCGGGTCATCTTTAACCTCCAGCCATTCAGCGACCAAGTTCCGCCAGGACGCATTCACGAACAAGCTATAGGCGGCCCAGATGTGGAATCCGGCGTGTCCCGTGAAGGGTTTGGTCGCACGCCATTCTCCGCGCTCGACCATCTCCTCTTTATCCAGCTCATGGATGACGCAGCCGGTGGCCTTGCAGACATAGAACACGCTGTCGGGGATCCCGATACCGTTTTCATCTTTGTCCCACTTCATCCCATATGGGGTGTCGGGGCCGCCCCATTCGAGCACCTGGTATTCACCACAGTGAGGGCACGGAACGTAGTATTTGCGCTGGTCGCTGTTGGCGTAGCTTTTCTCGATGCGGCTTTCGCCCTTTACCGTAGGTGTACTTCCCAAGATGATCTTGCGATTCCAGAACGACTCTGTCCGCTTGATCCCCAGTTTGATCTGGTCGCCTTCCTTGCCGGCCCCCATCACTGGGTAACCATCAACCTCGTCGAACTGGACGATGCGCGCCGTGATCCGGCGGAACCCACCCGGGCTGTTGGCGCCGACAAACGACATCGATGCGCCATTTCGAAAGATCCGCTTTTGGATCTTCTGTTTGGAATCCTTCTTCTTCAGGTCGCCGACGATCTCAGCCAACACCGGCGTGTCGCGGAGCATCGGCTCAATTTCAGTAACGCTGTAATCCTCGGCATCTTCGACTCGAGGTTGAACCACGAGGATCGGCGACGGATCCTGGTGGATGTAGTAGCCGGCAACGTGGTCAAGGATCTTCGTGTAACCAACCCGCGCTGACTTCTGAACCGTGACCATCTCAACCGTAGGATCGGTGATCGCATCCATGATCCCGTTCTGATACGGAAAGGCATGGAAACGGCCGGTCTGGGCGCTTGTTTCACGCGAAAGGACCGCATATTCCTTGGCCCATTTGCTCAATGTCAGCTTGGGTGGCGGCTGGATGTTTCTCCTGCGAGCGGCCAGAAGTTCTACCTTGAGCGCTTCGTACCCCTCTTTGTATCGGCGCCCCTCATGCGTTGATCCCACCTCCATCACGGGTCAACTCCTCAAGCGCTTCAACAATAATGCCATGCAGAGCGTCCTGCACCTCCTGCACAGTTTTCAGACGATGGATCCGCGGAGCGTGTTCCGAAGGGATGGCCAGCAAGCGGCTGCGAACCTTGGCATATTCATCACCAACTGCTTTGACTACATCTTCAACGGCGACCACCTGGCGGGATTCTCGGTCGTATTCCAGTTGTTCGCGCAGGGCCAGGTAGTTCTCTTTTACCCGCTTCGCCTCGTCGATCGTCATGTTTGCGCCAGTGGCGATCAAAATGCGCGCAGTGGCCTGCTCGACGGTCTCCCCTGCGTTGACTGTTACCCGTTTTGAAGTGGAGGTAACGGAAGTTTTTTTCTGCCCACCCTTGTTACCCTGTCCCGCCTGGGTAACAACTTCCAGGCCGTCACGTCGATATTTTGCAATCAGCGCATTCGACGCCCCGACGTCGAGTTCATTTCCTGCAAACACAAGCCAGCCGCGCTCTTTCCACTTGGTCACGGTCTTGCGACTGACACCGTGGAGTGTCGCAAACTCGCTCTGATTCATAGGGGCGCCTTGTTACCTGTTACCCAAATTGGAAATTTTCACAGCTAGAGACGCAGCGCGGCGCGCAATGCCCTCGATGTCAGAAGGGCGCAGAGGGACCCAAGCATGGGGGGGTACCCCTCTGCCCGACTGCTCGACGCACCATCTCGGCGCACGGAGGGTGCCTCAGCGGGCCGTCGCCAGCGCGTGACCGATGGCCTCAGCGAACACGGCATTGAATCGTCGATTCACGATGGCCTGGGCCCGGCTGCGATAGTTCAGGCGCTTGGTCACGGCCAATGCATCACCGAAACGGATCAACAGCTTGAGATGCGCAGGCAATTTCTTCTTCGCGGGTATCCGCTGCCACACACCATTGACCATACCTGCCTTGGTCTTCACCGGACCAATGAACACATCAGGCCGGGCCTTCAGCCGCTCAAGCACCTTTCGAGGCAGCTGCCCATATTTGTCGAGCTTGATGTTCTTCGGGTTGAGCAGCGCGCGACCTGACAGAACGTGCGAGCCACCTTCCTCGTAGGGCGCCAAGTACTTGGCCGCGATAGGTTTGACATAGACGATCGCCTGAAGCGTGTCCTTCCTTGCGCCCTTCACACCTACCGAGTTTCGAGTAAACGGTCGAGGCTGCTTGAATGTCGATGCGATGTTGTCGATCTCATCATCCGCAACCTCGGTGCCAATAGCGGTCAGCGCACGAGCTGTCGCGTAACCGATCTGTTTATACGCAAGAGCAGAAAGCTTCTTGGTCAGTTCCTTCACGTCGTATCGGACGGATATCGCAATCGGGCCGGACATGCGCGTATCACCCCTCTACGAACAAATGCCCTCGACGGGCCCAGGCATACACCACAACGCCTGCGTGAAGCATCACGCCGAAGGGGTTGACCCAGTGTCCCTGCAATGCCGTAACGAAAGCCCCGAACGCACCGATAGCCACCAGGTAGAAAGAGATGCTCAGAAGCGGCTGATCAATCGGGCGAACGCGACGCAGATAATCAGCGGCGGCAATCACCACCAGCACACAAAGGAAAGCATCTGTTGCACTCAGGAGAGTATTCATCCGCTAGCTCCAGGGACGCCAAACCTTCCTGCCAAAGCCTTAAGGCCCGGGATGATGTTCATGGCCAACAGGCCAATCAGGAAGGCAACGCCGTTTTGGGTATCACCATCAACCGGAAGGCTGAAGTAGTGAACTGCCAATGGGGTGGTGAAGATCGCTGATGCAAAACCGGTGAAGACTGCCCATGCGGCTTCCCTTCGGGTCAATCCGCGCAGAAAGGTCAACGATAAGATTGCGCCGGCGAATCCAGCGATGGCGACACCGTACTTGGCCATCAGCAGTCCGGCGGCAGTGCTCGTCGGTTCAGCCATTGGATTCTCCGGGAATAAAAAGGCCTGCGAGGCCACGGGGAAATCCCCAAAACGAAAAAGCCCCGGCGATTGCCGAGGCCTGAATAGGTGTGCGGTCTTTCCCGCTGTCCGCCGAAGGGCTTCACGACGCTAGCACCCAAATGCACCAGTCTCGCCGCTCGCTCACGCGCCACCCAGCAAGCACTGTTAGGGTCTGAATGCGCGGGCTGCCGGTGTTTTGTCGTAGCACTGCACGACCGGCTGATCAGTGTCCAGGCCTTTCCGAAGGCTGCCTTGGCTACAGTGGATCGAAATGGTTGCGAGGGCTGGATTTGAACCAGCGACCTCCGGGGTATGAGCCCGGCGAGCTACCAACTGCTCTACCACGCAAAAACGAAAAACCCGGCTCAAGGGCCGGGCTGTGGAAGGGGTGTGCGCTGGAGGCAAGTTGCGCACTATGGGAAAATTAACTGTAAACCCCCACCATGTCAACAGATTACGCTACAGATTCTTCTTTCTCCGCGTGAATCAACTGCCACACAGGTGATTGCGCTTCAATATCCACTTCTTTAATCACCGCTTTCAGAGATTCCCACAGGTCCAGCCAGTCACGATTCCAATGCTTTGGTTCAATCGATACTCCGAAGAAGGAGTTCATTTCTGCAGCCACCCGGGCCGGACCCCATTCAGAGGCACCGGCGACCTCAGATTTGTATGACTGCAATGCCAACGTCACCAGGTACTGAGCTTTCACGCGCTTGGCCGAAGTCAGATCGGGAAGCTGCGCCCTGGCGGTGATCAGCAGCACGGCATTCATTACGTGCTGCATGGTCAAGCACGGGTGGTAAAGGAAGTGACCGAACTGCTGCACCTGAAAAGGCAACGTGCCGATAGCGCGCTGAATCTTGCCCATCATTGCCAGGTGTGCGGCGCGGGCCGTGGATCGACCGATCGGTGTACGGCGAGTTTCGCTGATGCTGATCTTCTGGCGGGCGACCTTGATACGCTCCTCCTTGTCCTCGCCCATGGCGGCAAAGACCACCTCGTGCTGGCGAGCCCTGGCCCTTCTAGCAATTGTGGCCGACTTGGCCGAGTCGATGGCTACGGCGGATATTGAAGCGTTCGACTCATGCTGCGAGTCGGTCCAGGCTTGACGCGCTCCGATCAGTTTCATAGCGACTCTCCCCAGCAAAAATAAAGAACAGCGATCAGTCGCAGGTGTAGTTCGTGCCGCCGGCACCGCGGCGGTTGTTCCGTTCATATTGTCCGTGGGGACCGCCGTGGGCCCTCCTTGCCCTGGCCAATTCGTCGGTCGCATTGCGCAGCTTCATGCTCAGTTGCGGCACCAGCTCTTCCAACGGCACCGCGTCGCCAGTAGCCCGGCAAACCCAGCCGGATGCATTGCAAGCCAGGCAGTCGAGGCGGTGGAAAACGCCCTCTGTGCTGCCCGCACCGCGACAGATGCTGCACTCCATTAAGGGCTTGAGTTCGCGGCGGAAGGCGGGGCCATGCTGCTTTTTCATCACTTTTAAACCTCGCCTATGGTTGATTCTTGAATGGCCTCGCAGGCCTTGTTTTCCGTGGCTTCCGGGGCATTACCGGAATCTCCTAATCTATTGCCGGTCAACCCGTGAATCAGGGCAAAACCACGCTGGTCTAGATGGGCGTGCCACTTCTCCAGGGCATCGCGTTTGCGCCCCATCACGTCCGACTGGATGTACACCTTCACGTTGTGACCCATGGCGTGGTTGATCAGCAGCTCACCGATCAGGTGGTCGATGCCGATGTCTGCCCAGCCGGTACGAGCCACCTTGCGCAGGTCGTGACTGGTCCACTCGCCCTGCCCCAACCGGGTGAACACGGCACTGGCCTGGCCTTCGCTGAGCGGCTTGCCATTACGCGCCGGGAACACGTACTGGCCGTCATAGCCATTGGCGTACTGCCACTCGCGGTAACGGATCAGGATCGCGCACATCTGCTCGGTCAGTGGCAAGTGATGCTCGACGCCAGTCTTGGTGTGATCACCCGGGATGAACCACTCGCGCTCGGCCAAGCTGATGTGCGGCCACTGAGTCAACCGGCTCTCACCGATGCGCGTGCCGTGGCAGAGCATCAGCAGGGCCAGCATCGCGTCACGCGGGGCAGAGACGAACACATCGGCCAGTTGCTCTAGCAGTTCCGGCAGTTGCACGCCGCGCAGCCGGGACGGCTTGATCCCGACCTTGGCCTTGGAGAAGTCGCTGAACTTGATGCCGGCCATGGGGTTGGAGGCGATCAGTTCCAGCTTGAAGGCTTGGCGGAAGGCCAGGGCCAGCAACTGGAACACCAGGCGCACGTAGTCGATGGACAGCGTCTCCTGCAGCGGCCACATCAACAGGCTGTCGAGGGTGGCCTTGTCGACGCTGGTCAGCGGTAGTTCACCCAGGCGCGGGATCAGGTGGCACTTGATGGCCGAGGCGCCGGTCTTCTTGCGCTTGCTCGACAGGTTGCGATCACGGGCCATACGTTCGGCGAACCAGTCCAGCAGTTCGCCTGTGGTGACCCACTTCGACAGGTTCGAGCCGGCGCCGGCTTCCAGGCGCAGGCGAATCGCCGGCAGCGCCGAGATCACCTGTTTAGTGTTGAGGTCCGGAAAGTGGCCGATGCGGTTCCACTCCCCCTTCACCACCAGGTACCACGATGCGCGATCGCGGGCTTGGGTGAAGCGCAGGTACAGACCACGGTTCTCGATGTCGCGCAGATTCCGGACGCCGACAGCGGCTTGGCGCTTGATCTCGGCATCAGTGATCTTGACCGCGGCGGTAGTCATGACTTGGCCTCGGTGCAAAAATCGAAGCCCCAGCATCCACTGCCCCATGTCCAGAAAGACCAAGGCTTGGCGAATGAGATCCACCGACCGACGACATCACGAAACCCCGTGCGGCTGCCGCAATGACCGCAAACACGTCTATGCGCGAAAGCGTTTTCAAACTCGGCGTCAAATGGGCAGCTGTGGACCGTCCCACAATCCACACAAATGACTACGTTCCTATACGGACCTGCGGAGGCTTTCAGCGCGTCCATTTCCTGTAGCAGACGGTCGAACTTTTCGGTTGTGAGCTGCGAGGCATCCATGCCTGGACGAAAACCGATGCGTTTAAGCGCTTCAGCCTGGATCTTCGAATTGTCTTTCAGGATCATTGGATCACCACGACAGTAGGAGCGAGGCGGAGGTAATCGCGGATGGCCTCCATGGCATCAAAATGCCCACGGCAGATGATCGCCAGATAACCTTGCTCATTGAGTTTACGAATGCGCTCGTGCTGCGCTGGCGATACGACCGCGTCATGCGGTGGCGTGGCCTTGAATTCGATGTACAGGCCGAAGTAACCGCCGCGGGCCATAGTCAGCACCAAGTCGGGAATGCCGGCTACCACACCTTGTTGTTTCAACTTCGCCGCAACAGCCTTGTGGCGATGACCGCCATTCGCGACGTGATACATCAGGTCGGCCACCTTCGGCATCCGGAAGCGCAGTTCGGAGATGAGGGCAGCCTGCTCCAGGCCTTCACGGTCGACAGTCTTGGCCCGAACGCGTGCTGACTTGACCAGCGCAGGGATGGCGGCCGTCATACCTTCTCCCCAGTGGCGATGTCGATCACTTCGAAGGTGTCCGGCCACAGGAGGCGGCCAAACTGATAGGCGACGGCACGATGCTCGAACAGCCCCACCGCGCGATCGGGCTTATCAGTGAGATCCAACTTGTAGCCGCAGCAATGCACGGCGAAGCGGTATTCGGCGGGATTGGTCGGGACAAGTCGGGAATCAGCCACGGGCACCTCCGAGGGTGGCGCGCAGCTGTGCAAGAGCGCCTTTGCCAATCTCAGGGGTCACCTTCGCTTCGGCTCTGGCCGGCAACGCCTTAGGCATCGCCTGGAGCGGCAAACCAGCCAGCAACCGACGAATGGTGATGGTGTAATTGCGTTCGAACAGTTTCAGACTGAGGATAGTGTCGAGCTTGTTCAGACTTTCGAACCCACACTCCTTGGCCGTATGCCAAACCGCGTCATGCGACCACTTGCCCTGCCCAGCCATGCCTGGGTGAGCGTTGCGGCAGGCCTCCCGGTGCGCAGCGGCGAGTGGCGGTAAACCCAGCATTTCCGGGGTTGGTTTGCACCACTCGATGAACTGGCCCGGGCTTGGGATGAAGTCGCCGGGTTGCTTGCGCACCTGAGCCATACCGAAATCAATCTGGCCCTGCGTGCACACCCCTTCTTCGAGGAACGCCTGCAACCATTGGCGCTTCGAAGCCTGATAGGTCTCCTTATCCGGCCACGCCTGGCGCCACGCCGAACGTATCGAACGGAGTTCCTTGAACAGACCGTTGATGGCCGCCACCATCGTGTTGCGGGCTTCGTCGGCCTGGGTTTGGCGAGGGTTATCACCGGCAGCGAGAAACTCACCGACCTGGGCATCAGCCCAGAGCCCCTGAGCAATCACGGAAACGTTTTTCATCAGGATTGCCCCCCGGTCAGCCATTCAACAGAATCATCGTCATAGTCTTGACCGGGCGGTCCCTTCTGACGGAATGGGGTGACGTTCGACGCAGCCGCCCGCACCTTGTCGTTGTTGACCCACTTGACCAGCATGCTCACCCACTCGGCCTGGGTATTGGTTTGGCCCTTGGGTTCGTAGTGACCGGTGAATGCCTTGATCACGGCTTCGGTGAACAGGTCGAGACTGAGCCCCCGGTGGAGCGCATAGGTTTCCAACAGGGTCTGGTCAGGCACCCAATCGAGGGTCATTTCGCTGGGCATGCGAGGATCGACAGGCTCATGCGCAGAGAGAGGTTCTTTATTCTTCTCTAAATCTTCTTTAGGTAACGCACCGCTAACGTTCGCAGCGTTACTTTTACCATTGACGGCCTTGTGGTTTGCCACTCGCTTTGCCGTGAGAAGCCTGTTTTTAGCGGTCTTGCCGTTGTGACGGTCGAAATGCGGCAGACTGATCACACCATCAGACTCAATCATCCAGGCCACCGATTTCATGTGATCACAAAAACCGCTAACACCAACGAGACGATCCAGTAACTTTTTACTAACGCTCGGAGCGTTACCTGTTTCAGTTTGCTGATCGAACCAGCCCCACACACGCATCAACTTTCCAACGACCGCATCAGGGTCGATGTCGGCCAGGTCCGCGATCTGGCAGACCTCGGGCTTGTCCAGGGTGGTGAGTTCGAATTTTATCCAGTCGCCGGCCATTACGCGGCCTCCTGCAGAAGTTCAGCAAGGCGGATAAGGCCTTTTGGGGTGACCATGGGATCGAAGGCAGCGCGCTCGATGCCGGTTTCAGGATCTGGCTTGAGTGCTGTGACCTTGTGCGTCATATGGCCGGAGGTGATGCGCGGCTGATAGGCGACCCAGCGCTTACAGCCGTGTCGGCGGAAGATCCACCGGTGCTGCTCCAGCCAAGCGAACAGCCGTGCCGGTTGCATGCCAAGCTGCTTGGCGGCGTCGGTGATACAGATGGCGCCGCCGGCTGCGGCAAGCCGGTTGATGGCGGCCACCTTCGGCGCCTGCTTCGAGATGACGCGCTGCAACTCCCCGTTCTGGTCTGCCAGGTCGGCAGCCAAACGAAGAGCTTCAGGCAAAGTCTGCGGAATCGTGACAACCTGTCGTGACACGTTTTCTAGCTCACTCAAACGTGTCACGACACGATGGCGAAGCGGGATGCTGTAGCCGGTCAGCAGGGTTTCAGTCAGGATGCGATCAAGGTGAAATTCGGCGGTGTACCCCCGCCCATCCTTGACCTCCTGGAGATGGCGCAAATCTGCGCCATCGTCTGCCAGTGCCTTGCACATCACACGGATGTCACGAATGACGTCCTTGTGCTGCTTGCCGGTAAGTTCGGCAATCTCCCGACTCGACATGGTGACCGTATTGCTTGGAGCGACGATCGTGTTCATAATGGCCCCTCAACTGTTGTACGTTTTAAAGAAGCCGGTCTAGCCACCGGCTTTTTTGTGCCTGTCATTTGAGTACTGGATGAATCAACAGCCATTCCAGTGCACTACCCCAACTCCCCGCTAAATCCGATACTTGTTTCATCAGCTCGACCAGGGACGAACCCATGACCTTCTTTTCTTTTTGGCCCCTTATTAGGTGCCAACCCCGCTTGGCCCAATCGCTGCTGCGCTGGCCCCTAATAAGGGGCCGGACCGTTACCTCACGGGGAAAATCGAAACCACGTTTTCTGCCTGCGCCACTTGTGCGCAGTGAGCCGAGAGACGGTTCCGCAAGGTGGCTTTATCTGCTGCGAGGCGAGCAGCACTGCGCCGCTCGACCGCTCGCTCTGTCATCTGCAGGATTCGATCAGCCAACTGATCCATGCCGATACCGACCTCGTCAGCCCAGCGCTCAAGCTCGTCCTTCTCGTCCTGCGTGTACTGCCCTGCTTCGGGTATTGCAGACATTGGTGCCTCCTCCATGGCCTGCTCAGGCGCTAAGTTTTCTGTCGTTAACCTGGGAAATCGCGTCCTGCTCTCGCCTGGCTTTCAAGGCCGCTCGGATGAGGTCGCGAACTAGCGCACCAGGCTGAATTTTCAGCTCGCGGGCCAGTTCGCCCAGCGCTGGGAAGCCGTCCAGTTCGTCCGACTCACCGTCATCTACCAATGGGAAGTACCCGTAATCCTCCTTGAACCGCAAAGCCGCCAAGGTGAGTTCACGAACCAAGGCGCCCGGCTGAATCTCACGCGCTAACGCTTCCACCTCAAGAGCGGCGTAAGCGGCGTCATTGAGGCGCGACTTCAGCTGATGGGTGTTGCGATGCGTCTTGTTTTTGTAGGCCATTGGTTCACTTCCGGGGTCGGTGTGACAGGGCTGGGTTAGGCGGCTGATTTCTTTGGGGTGGTCTGCGCCGGGAAGGACTTGAGCTCGTGCGCTTCAAAAGTCCCGTCCTGATTGCAGGTGACGGAAATATTTCGCTCGGCTGCGATGGCCTTGCTGATTGCTGCAGGGCTGACCCCAAGAGCCTTGGCCGCAAAGGCCTGCCCTTTCATAGCAACCAGCTCTGTAAGTGGGATCTGCTTCATTCTGGAAATCTCGAATGGCTGTTTTCGAGATCAATATTAACCGCCGGTTAGCCTTCTAGCAATACCGCCGGTTGCCGCAAATAAATTAACCAACGGTTAAATTTCACGGATGAGTAAAAAGAAAGAACTATCCCCAGAGTTAAAAGCTGAGTGCGATGCCGCAAAGGCGCTTTTCGTATCGAAAAAGAACGCCCTCGGTCTCACTCAAGCAAGCCTTGCAGAAGCTGCTGATATCTCTACTGCCGCTGTCGCGATGTACCTGAACGGCACCAATCCGCTGAATGTGAAGTTTGCAGCCGTGTTGTCGCGCCTACTTGACGTACCTATTGAGAGATTCAGCAAGAGGCTGGCGACTGAAATCAGCGGGCTTACAAGCGCTGCGGAGCAAATGAGCGCTTCATCAGAGAGCGCGTCTGCTGCAGACATGGTTCGTCAAATGCTTGCGAGGCAGGGGAAGGGGCTTTCAGCTGAAGCTCGAAGCCGCCTTCTCGCTGCCGCCGAGGAGCCAAGCAACGTCATAACCGCAGACTTCTCCCGCCCCGGTCAGGTTGGAGACGAGGTGTGGATCGCTCACTACGACATCCGAGCTGCAATGGGTGGCGGGCAGATCGCTGCCGATTACCCAGAGATGTTTCAGGACGTCCGGGTAAGCCCAAAGCATCTGCGCGAGCTGGGCGTAGACTTTGAAGAGCACTTCCATTTGAAGATGGTCACCGGCTGGGGCCAGTCGATGGAACCGACGATTAAACACCGCGATCCGCTGATCGTCGACGTGCACATTCGCGAGTTCGTCGGTGACGGAATCTATCTATTTTCGTGGGACGACCATATCTATATCAAGCGTCTGCAGGTTGCCGATGAAGATCACTTTGAGATGATCTCCGACAACACTCGGCACAAAGATCGGATGATTCGCCGAGATATGACCTTTATTCAGGCGCGCGTACTGCTGGTGTGGAATGCTCACCTGGTGTGAAAGGGTCCGCCATTCTCTACATCTCAGGCAAAAACGACAGTGCTATATCTATCCGCTATGACATAGAGACCGCCAAGGGAAAGGTCTATGTGAAGCCAGTGGAGCCAGACGCAGCACAATTATCCGTTATGCGGTTCGGAATGAATGATTTCGGATAAATCGACACTAATGCCCGTAGCCCGCTACTGAGCGGGCTTTTTGGGGTCTTCAGAAAGGAGCCAGCTCTTCCTCTATTAGTGTCTCTTCCGCCCCTAATGGGTGGTCCTCTTCGGCGCTCGCCTCCCACTTAAGCGTCACCGACTCGTCATCGTTGAAGATCATGTCGATGCCGTCTGTTTCGGATAACAAGCCCATCACTTCCTCCCACTCCCGATCACCGTCCGTGTCCAGGCGGTGGATCGTCACCCAGCGCTGAACCTGCGCCACAGGGTGATTAATCATCGACGAGACGCGCAGGCCAAGCCTCTCAATTCCGCTGATTTCCTGCCGCTCTACTGGTTTTGCTTGCTTCTTCGCCTTTGCCATTCTCGCCTCCAAACACTGTATATGCATCCAGTTTTAGCCGAAGCATACGCCATCGTCACAAAAAATAAATTAACCGGCGGTGTTGACTATAGATAAACCGCCGGTTAACTTTAGCTCCATCGCAACCGGCACCCAATCAGGGGCCAGCTGCGAAAGGTCGAGAGGCCTGCCGCTCTTTAACAGTCAGCGCAACAAACAACAGACCGCATTGCCTCTACCGGCGACCGGCGAGTAGACAGGCCCGAAAGCCTGCCAACGACAGGAACAACCTGGACGGCTGCTCGATGGTGAAACGCCAAAACCGTGTGAATGACCCGGCAAGCAATGCGCCCCGCCCCTCCGGCGGCAATAGGACGGAAAGTTTCACTGATGCACCTGGTTGTCCGGGTGCATTGGGAAATCAACCGAGAGGTACACAACATGGAATCAACCATTAAAAGCGGCACATGGATCGGCCATCTCGGCCGAGGCCTAGCACGCCGTGAGCTTCAGTTTCTGCTTTCAGTAGCCCAGGGACTGACAGCTAAACAGATCGCACGGTCCTTCGATGTAGAGCCGGGAACGGTGGTCAAGCGGATTTCCAATGCGATGTTCAAGTTGGGCGTCCACCGCCAAACCGCGCTGGTAGCCGAAGCGATGCGCCGGGAAATAATCGTTGGACTGGCTGAATTCCCGAGTCCTCAAGGCCCAACTGGGGAATCTACTGATGGTGTTTTTATCGCGTAAACGACGGCAAAGCATCACTGCTACACCTTGGCGACAGGGTGTATTGGGATGACAACCCGACAAGGACCCACCATGAACACAGCACAGAACATCCAGCCACCAGTACTTGGCGAAGTTTGGCCAGGCCAAGGGGGAATCTACGCAGGCTTAATGCCGGCTCGTGCCGGCGCTCCGAGCTACCACATGGTTATCCCAGCGGATGACATCGGTCGCTTCGAGTGGGGTCAATACGGCGATGAGGCGCCAGCCACCAGCCTGATTGATGGAAGGGCAAACACTGCCGCGCTGATCGAATCCGGTGGTGATTATCCAGCCGCAAAAGCAGCAGCAGCGTATACCGCGGACGGACATGCCGACTTTTACCTGCCAGCCGCTGCTGAGCTATACGAAATCTGGCTGAACCTCAACGGAAAAATTGAGGGTTGGGCTTGGTCGAGTTCGCAGCGCTCCGCCGACTTCGCATTCGGCATGCTCTTCGGTGTTGGCGGTCAGGGCAGCTTCGGCAAGGGCGGCGAGCTCCGCGTCCGCCCCGTCCGCAGATTCCCTATTTAATCCTTCATTTATTGCTCTTTGTGGGTGAATCGCGGGGCTTCTCAGGTACGAGAGGCCAGGCCTGATACGTGCCGGGCAGTGCCGGCCACCTGCAGCGTAACCAACCATCAGGGTGTGCCTGACAGTTCAACTCAGCACGGAGGATTGGCAGCCATGTAAACGACAGCTACCTACCCGGCCCTCATGGCTCAGTAGGCTTTTCACGTAAGGGGTAAAAGCCCGGTTCCGATCGGGCTTTTTTACGCCAGCCTTTATCCGTCAGCACTCTCCCCTGCGCCCAACGGCAACCAGCAGGCGGCCCGAGTGCTGACGGATACACGCAACCCACCCCGAGGAATCAGCCATGCAATCACTCATGCAGCAGCGCGTTGACGGGCTTCAGGCTCTGCGTCTTCGCGCAATTATCGCAACGTCCGAGTTCTACTCCCTGATCGGTAAGGAAGAGCCTGTGCAGAAGGTGCGCTTCCAGGTGAAGACTGTCGGTTCGAAGGCGTACCACATTGTCGACCTCGTCACCGGCAAGACCCGGGGCTTCCGCTTCGAATACGCATCAGCCGTCGACTACGCCAAGCAGCTCGAGGATAAGGCCAACCGCCTTCCCGGAGGTGCTCAGTGATCGGCACACCAATGCCCAACCCGCGAGATTCGATCATTGCGAACCTGAACCAGCAATTGGATCAGTACTTCGGCTCTGGCCGGTCAGTACAGGAGATCGCCCCTGGCGTCAGCGGTGAGAGGGAGGCCATGTTCGGCAGTTCCCATAGAAACAAGCTGCGGGCAGAGCGCGACAAACTCGCGCCGCGACTAAAGCAACTGGCCGACGCCGGCAAAACAGTCATCGAGGCGGCGAAAGAGATGGGTATGGAATCGAAGCGCGCAAGGGCGATCGCCCGGGAAAACAACATCAAGTTTCCGGGGCCGCCGTGAGACGCATCAGCAACCAGGTGCGCCAGCGCCGACGACAAACATGGCTGGACATTCCGGCCCACGGAATTGAAGAGGCAGGCCATGGCCAAGAGCAACGCGGACATCCAGAAGGACAAACGTGCCAAGGAGCGTGCTCTGCTGGAGCGGATCGGTGCCGAGAAACGCACCCTGATTGTTTCGAAGGCGTTGGCTGATGCCCTTCAGGTATTGGGCGAGCGCCACGACTTCGAGGAATGGCAGGAAATTGCATCGACGTTCCTGATCAACCTCGCCGCAGCCCCGTCCGAAGAATCCGCCCGCTTCGCCATCATGTCGCGACCTGAAATCATCGTGAAGGAAAAGTGGTTGCGACAGCTTGAAGAGTTCGCCAAGACCGGCGTCGAAGCATAATCAACGAGGTTCACATGAAAGCCAACACGATCTCAATCGAGACTGACGACTTCAAAATCAAGGGCACCGCTGAACGCATGACTCAGCTTCTGATGGCGGGACTACTCGCCCAGGCATTGCCACCGGCGGCCAACGTACAGCCGATTGCGCCCTACTCCATCCCAGCCATCGGCGATTACTGGCCGGGCCAAGGCGGTATCAATGGCGGCTTTGTCCCGGCGCGCGGTGATATCCCGGAGCACTACCTGATCTTCGCCGACAGAGACATTGGTGAACACAAGTGGGGCCGCTACGGCGAGGAATCTGTTGCTACCAGCAAGTGGGACGGCAAGGCCAATACCGATGCGCTGATCGCCGCTGGTGGTCATCCAGCCGCCGAAGCTGCCCGAGCATATATCGCAGACGGTCACGCCGACTTCGATCTGCCAGCGGCTGCTCAACTGCATCAGGCCTGGGTATATGACCTGATCGCCAAGGGCGCGTACTGGTCGTCAACGCAGCGCTCCGCCTACGGCGCAGTCCTCATGTACTTCGGTGATGGCCTTCAGTACGGCAGCGGCAAGAACAGCGAGCTCCGCGTCCGCCCCGTCCGCAGATTCTTTATTTAATCCTTCATTCATCCGTTCTTGATCCGGCACCGGGCGCAGCAGCGCCTTTTTTGTTGCCTTCGAAAAGAGGAAATACCATGTCCGCAGCACAGCAAGCAGTAGCCATCCCGGAAATTGGCCAGCCATTCGGCGGTGGTTTCTTCTCCGGTATCACCCGCGACCCTGACACCGGCAAGCGCTACCTGAACATCACCGCCGGCGCGGCTCACGAACTGGTAGGCGCTTGGGGCGAGTACGGGATGAAGATCGAAGGCGCCGACAGCTTCACCAATGGTCGCGCCAACACCGAGGCCATGGCCGCCGCTGGTAGTGAACTGGCTCAGCAGGCCCTGGCACTGCGTATTGGTGGCCACGATGATTGGGCGATCCCGGCGCGCGATCAGCAAGAGCTGCAGTATCGTCACTTAAAGCCGACTACCGAAACGAACTGGCAATACGGACGCAGCGGCGACAACCCGAACAGCGAGCCTGTCGGCTTGCTGCACACCGAAGAGTCACCGGCTCAGACCACGTTGGCCGCCTTCCAGGCTGGCGGCGCAGAAGCCTTCAAGCCAACCTGGTACTGGTCGTCAACGCAGCGCTCCGCCGACCTCGCATTCACCATGAGCTTCGCTGATGGCTATCAGTACGGCGGCGACAAGTACTACGAGCTCCGCGTCCGCCCCGTCCGCAGCCAATTGATTGATTAATTTGCTTATTTAATCCGGTCGCTTGCGGCCGGTTGCTCTTGGAGAGCGAGCCAATGGCGATGCACACGGACTTGCAGATCTACAAGGTGTCACTGGGCCTGCTCCAGATGGCGACGAACCTCACCCGCAACATTCCCCGTGATCTTAAGCAGTCGCTCGGGAAGCGCGTCATCGATGAGTGCATCGACGTGCTGATGTTGATTGCCCGGGCTAACTCGACCCGGGACAAGCACCCACACCTGACCCTGCTGGTAGAGAAGGTCCAGGTGATTGAGTTCCTGATGAGGATTTTCAAAGACAGTCGCTTCATCAGTGTTCCGCAGCATGCCAATGCAATAGAGGTCACCACCTCGATTGGCAAGCAGGCCAACGCCTGGAAACGCTCCACCCCAACCGCGCCCGCCATCTGAGAGTTACGGCTTTCAGGTCTGTGCGAATTGAATCTGGTCGTGCCGCTGACCTCTTGGTCACCGCCATGCGCATCAGAGATACCGACGGTCTAAAGCGTCCGTACAGGTCTCGCGCAGTTTCCTTGCTGATCGGCACCGCCTTCGGCTTGGCGACGTAGATAGCACGATAGGTCGCAGCGCTCCGCCAACAACGCATTCAACATGAACTTCGATGATGGCAATCAGAACAACAACGACAAGAACAACGAGCTCCGCGTCCGCCCCGTCCGCAGATTCGAATGTTGGTCCATACCCGTTCAGCGAGCTTGTCCAAGCCTATTACGACTGCCGCCGCACGAAGCGCAACAGCGCCAGTGCATTGGCTTTCGAAATGGATCTGGAACGCAACCTGATCGGTCTACACGACGACCTGATCGCCGGCACCTACCGGCCAGGCCGCTCGATATGCTTCGTGGTCACCAGGCCGAAAGCCCGCGAGGTTTGGGCTGCAGCCTTCCGGGATCGCGTCGTCCACCACCTGCTGTACAACCGTGTGGCACCGCGCTTCTACGCCAGCTTCATAGCGGACAGCTGCGCATGCATTCCTGGGCGCGGCACGTTGTACGCCGCGAAACGCCTTGAATCGAAGATCCGGAGCGCCAGCCAGAACTGGTCGAAGCCGATCTTTTATCTCAAGTGCGACTTGGCCAACTTCTTCGTCGCGATCGACAAAGAGGTTCTGCGCAAGCAGCTGGCCGCCAAGATCACCGAACCCTGGTGGCTGGCACTCGCCAAACAGATCCTGATGCACGACCCTCGCGAAGACTACGAGGTGCGCAGCCCAGCCCATCTGTTCAACCGGGTACCGCAGCACAAGCGCCTCACCGCGCAACCGGCCCGGCTTGGGCTGCCTATTGGCAACCTGTCGTCGCAGTTCTTCGCGAACGTATACCTCGATGCGCTGGATCAGTTCGCCAAGCACCGACTGGGCGCCAAGCATTACGTCCGCTACGTCGATGACTTCGTGTTCCTGCATGAGTCACCGCAACAGCTCAATGCCTGGCTGGCAGAGGTAGAAGCGTTCCTGCCCAGCCTCGGCGCCAAGTTGAACCCCAGCAAGACCATCCTCCAGCCAGTAGATCGAGGTGTCGACTTCGTTGGCCACGTCATCAAGCCGTGGCGGAGATCGACCCGCAAGCGATCACTGGCACAGGCACTGAAGCGAACAGCTGCGGCGCCCGCCGAGGATCTGCGCGAAATCGCCAACAGTTACTTCGGCCTGCTCAGTCAGGCCAGCCACAGCGGGAAAGATCGGGAGAAGCTGGCCAACGTCGTCCTGAAACGTGGCCATGCTGTCAACAGCGCGCTGACCAAAACCTATCCAAAGAAATAGCCCAACCCGCTGTCGCATCCGGTAACCGGAGGGCGGCGCCTGACTGGAGTAACACCATGAGCCACAACTGCGCATACGTCCGGCAGCACTATCAGGTGCCCGCCGAGGTCGGGCGCCGCGTCATTGCCTACGGGAAGCCCGGCATTATCCTGGCTGATCGAGGCCACTATATCGGCGTGGTGCTGGATGAAGATCCGAAAAAGCGGATCAGCAACTACCACCCTACCCACGAAATGCAGTACGGCGATATGGCAGAAACGCTTCCGCTCAAAGAGTGGTTAGTCCTGCCTTTCAACCATGATTGGGATGACCTCAACTGGAATCGTGAGGCTCGAGAAGACTTAGTCAGGGTATGGGCGGCTACTCGAGGTCAGGCCAAATACAAGGCCTATGAGCGACTTCAAGATTACTGCCACAGCATCAAAGCGATGCTTCGCTTCAAAGTCCGGCGCGCCTGGCCCGCCCTCACCTATTACGCGGAATGATCTGTAAATAGGTCAACCGCCTGCCTGTAGGTGGCAAGCTCAATTATCTGCCGCAAGCAAATAACGACCTCAAGCTTCTGCTTGTCGTCGGGAATTCCTAATCGCTTCAGCATCGCCCAGGCGTCTTCCTCGATCGCCGCAAGTGCATCGATATCGCTTTGCAATCTCATGCCAGTCTCCCGTCAGGCTGCATCGAGCATAAACCAATACCCCACTTCAACGAATCACGCCAGCCGGCGAGGATCCACAATGACTTCAGCAATTGATCTGTTCGCCGGGCTCGGCGGATGGAGTACCGGCGCGCGTGATGCCGGCGTCGACGTTCTTTGGGCCGCGAATCATTGGCCGGTAGCAGTTGAGTGGCACAGCGCCAATCATCCGGAAGCCATTCACATCTGCCAAGACTTGCACCAGGCAAACTGGGCGGCGGTGCCACGCACCGATATCGGCATAGCATCTCCATGTTGCCAAGGCCACGCAAAGGCCCGGGGCAAGAAAAACGGGAACCCTGAACATGATGCATCGAGGTCCACCGCCTGGGCCGTACCGTCCGCTGCAGAGGTACTTCAGCAGGATGCCTGGGTGGTCGAGAACGTTCCGGAGTTTGTAGACTGGGTGCTCTACCCAAGCTGGATGGATGCCATGCAACGTCTCGGATACCAAGTCGCGCCGCATATCGTGGACTGCGCAGACCTTGGCGTACCGCAGCACCGAGTGCGCTTGTTCCTGATTTGCACGAAGAGCAAGGCACCGATTCAGCTGCAACTCCAGCAGTGCGAACACGTTCCCGCCAGCAGCTTCCTCGACTTCGAGTCTGGAAAATGGTCGCCAATCGATAAGCCAGGCCGGGCCCAGGCAACGCTCGACCGAGTACGCAACGGCCGCCAGCGGTTCGGCGAGCGATTCATCATGCCTTACTACGGAAAAGGCTCTGGCTTGACCGGGCGTGACATCAACCGCCCGATTGGGACCATCACCACGCTCGACCGGTGGGCACTCGTCCGCGACAACGAGATGCGGATGCTCTCGGCGAATGAAGCGCTAGCAGCCATGTCCTTCCCAGCCGACACAAAACGCCCGGAGAATCATCGACTGACTATGCATATGGCAGGCAACGCTGTCCCACCGCTCGCCGGACAGCGGATCATCGAAGCATTGATGAAAGCTGCCTAGCCGGCAAAAAACTGGTTTTTCGGTTTTTCATGGTCGGATCCATCCAAACTCCAGAGCTCTTCCTCTGTTCCAAGAACGTGCTTTATACGCGGATGGTGGTGGCAAAGCGTCGCCACTCTTTCCGGTGTCAGATTTACAGCCTTGGCAATTGCCCGCGTCGACCGTTTTTCGTATTTGTCGGTTCTCTCAAACTCAATGCTTAACCAGCTATAAATCCTCTTTGAGTCCCTGACGTTATCCCATTTGTGTTTACCCATCTGAACTGCAATCACCAGACCTCCACCTATTGCTCCGGCGACCACTTCGCTCCAGTCAGACATTCTCGTCACCTCTATTGGCTGATCGCTGAACTGTAGCTGATCCCTCACCACCCTCCACCGCCCGGGCATGTCCCGGCATAGGACGCCCCATGCCCACAGAAAACAAACCGGCCGAGCCGCTGCAGGTTGAGCGCTCCACAATCACGAAGCTGGGGATCACCGGCGCGCCGAGCCTCGATCCGATCAACGTGTTCCTCGAAGACCTGGCACCGCGCAAAGGCAAGATCACGGTCAGCTGCTACGACAAGAGCTGGCACGCCTACTGGGGCGGGATGTGGGACGGTCTCACCATCGGACAGTTTTTCTGCCGCCTCGATGAGCACTACATCATCAGCTATTTCTCACCAAGCCTCAGTTCCATGAGGTTCTCCAATGATGCGCTGATGACCCTGGCGAAGAAGTCAGTCATTGACCGGCGCCGGATGCGAAAAGGGTATTGGGAGTTTGGTGACAGCCTGGATCAGGAAGATGCCCGCGACCTCTTTGACCAGATCGACGACCTTCGCGGTGTCGAGTCGATTTCGGTTGGACACCAACAGGGCGCGCTTTTGACTGACTTGTTCGGGCCTGAGTGGTGGCACTTGGTGGATGAGAAAGCCGTCGAGCCGAATCCCGATTGGCATTACCTGTGCCGCATCATTGCAGCGGTTCAGCAGGCGCTGGGCCAAGAACAACCGCAGCAGGAGGCAGCATGATCAATTTCTTCTGGCGCCTGGTCGCCAAACTCCTGGCTCGCCCGGCCATCGCCGACTGGCTCATCGCCCGCGCCAAAGTCACCCCGTACCAGCACATCATGTCCGCCGACGGCACCGAGATGTACATGGGCCGTTGGTGGCTGTTCAACCCTTACAGCCGGGAGACGCACAAGCCGGCGTTCTTGTGGTGCCCATGGTCGTTCCGGATCCACCACATCCTGCGGCCCGACGAAGACCGAGATCTGCATGATCACCCGTGGAACGCCCGGACCATCATCCTGCGCGGCTGGTACACGGAACAACGCCTGCTTGAGGCCGACGATCCGGCACTTCACCAGCTCCTGATGAAGGCAGCCGAGTTGCGGCAGTCGTTCGACGCGGCATTTCAGGCCACCGAGCACATCGACCGGCGCCCGGGCGACACCGCCCGCCTCAACCACGGCGAATACCACCGCATCGACCAGGTATCCCCCGGCGGCGTCTTCACTCTCTTCATCACCAGCAAGTGGCGCTGTGACTGGGGATTCCTCGTAAACGGCGTGAAGGTGCCTTGGCGCACCTACACCGGTACCGACAACTGATTGGAGATTGCTGCATGAGTGGTCAATGGAAACTGGTACCGGTCGAGCCGACCGAAACCATGGTGATCAACGGGTTTGAATCGGAACCAGACGAGTGCTTCACCGACGATGAAGTCTGGGAGCAGTACCAAGAGATGAGCGGCTGCCAGCAAGCGGCGTTCCGCGCGAAACTGTGCTGGGCTGCAATGCTCGGTTCTGCCCCATCTGCGCCCACCGATGGACAGATTGAAGTAGTCGCCGTGATCAATGAGGAAGGCGAGATATTCAAGGAAACGGTTGTCGAGCATCGGCCTGGCATTGACCTGCTGCCTGTTGGTACCGAGCTGGTAGACATTGCTCATGTCATCCGACTCACCGCCGAGCGTGACGCCCTGCAGCAGCGCCTGAACGCAGCGGATCAGCTGATCTCCGAGCAGAGAGTCGCGCTGACGCGAATTCACGACCGTGCCCACGCCTTCGCTGAAGATGAATGCAGTATGCAGGTCGCCTCAGTCGAGGTGATCAGGGATGTCGCAGCCAGAGCACTCGGCATGGACAGCAAGCCGCCAACCTACAGGCCCGGTCTCTACGCCGTGCGCCACATCGACAACTGGGATGGCGAGCGCGATGTCGCGCTGACGTTCGCCATGCTGGACGCCGATGGCAAATGGACTGAAAAAGAAACCGGTGAGCCCCTGCTGACGTACAACGGTGACAAGGTTCTCAGAGCGTGGCCGCTAGACTGCTCCGACGCGCCTGACACCCAGATTATCGGCGTGCCGCGCAACTGGCTGGAAGACTGGGCGCTCGAACTTGTCGAGGCCGCTCAGGACGGCGGCCAGATGTCGAACCAAGTCGAACACCTCCTCGAAATTCACGCCAAGCCTTAACTCCCTCCCCCTTCAAAGTCAGCCGCTATAGCGGCAAGGACGAGTGTGCCCATGGAAAACAAAAAGGCAGGCCCGGATCACTTCCGCTATGTCGATGAAATCGGTCCTGACGGTCTCGAAGTACATTGCATCACCTACACGGTGATCGGTGAAACGGCGCAGTGCTGGTACATAGCCGATGAATACACCGTCAACATGATTAACGGCTATCAGCACAGCTGGACGGCAGACGCCGTGAAGAAGCGCCGAAAGCGCGTGCTCAAGGAAACCGATGCGCACAGCAGGCGCTTTGCCTACCCGGACAAGGCTCACGCCCTGCGCTCCTACAAGTTGCGCAAGTCGCGTCAGCTGGGGCATGCAGAGCTGACACTGGAGCGCGCCCGCGCGGCGCTGGGTTACTTCGGTGATTTGTCGGTGATGAATGAGGCGCCCGTCGCCGAAAAGCTGATCATCGCCAACGAGTACATCCAAGGCATGGGTTGGGGGGATTACTGATGATCATCGATGACGTAATGACCGACAAAATCACGCTGCACGGCCTAGGCTTTGCGCAGGTGCAGCTCCAGGGCAATCAGCGGCTGCACGTCTGGCACCCTGAGTTGCCGCGCCGGGCCTGCTTCGAGCACTCGGCAATCCACGACCACCGCTTCAACTTCGTATCCCGAGTGATTGTCGGCACGCAGATCAACGAAGAGTTCGGCCTTGTCCGGGATGACGCCGGCGACTTCGTGCTGTACCTACATGAAGGCGCGCGAACGGCCGGCGGTGGCCGACCGTGGACACCTGATGGCCGCGCGTTTCTGATCCCGACCGGGGCTGACTCTATATCGGCGGGCAACGACTACAACACCCAGGCATACGCCTATCACCGAACCCGGCCCGGTGGTGATGGTCGAGTGGCCACGATCATGGCCAAGCGTGGCGAATACCCGGCTGGCGCCCACTCCACCTGCAGGTTCGGCATTCAACCCGACACCGACTTTGACCGATTCCAATGGTCGCCGGCCCAGCTCTGGGAAGTCGTCGCCGACGTCCTGATCGGTCAGCAGGTGGCAGCATGATCGCCCTCGCCTGGTTCGCCTACGTGTACTGCTACAAGGGGCCGCGGTGATGACGCAGATGAGCGACATTTTTCCAGAGATGACCGTCGAGCAGGAAAAGCAGTGGTTCGCGGAGCAGCAAGAAGCTCATCGCCTGGATCTTGAGCGTGAGAATCTCGAAATCGCCAAACGAAAAGCAGTCGACCACCACATCCGCTGCCGTGACTGTGGCTCATTCGTGGCGAAATGGCGCTGGGTGCCTAAAGCCCATCCTCAAGCAATTCGTGATGGATGGCGCCCATTGTGCGGTTCCTGCTTCGATAACTACGACAACTATCCATGAACGGCATGGTCAGCGTCCGCACTGAGGAACTGACCGGCCCGGCGCTGGGCTGGGCAATCGAATCAATCGAAAGCGCGGGACCCACCACTGGCCAGCTGCAACTGCCACTCGCCCGGATCGACGCCGAGCAGCTGATCAAGAAGCATGGCGTCTGGATCGAGCGCGGTTACAGCTACCCCTGGCTGGCCGACCTAACCCGCGATCCCTGCAACCGCCAGCCCGGCGAAACCCGAGAGATCGCCGTGTTCCGCGCGGTCGTATTCGCAAACCTCGGCACCACCGTCAGCGTCCCCGCTGAGCTCATCCAGCTGTAAACCCAAACCTTACAACTCAGTAGCCTGCCGGTGAACGGCGGGCGAGGATTGCCCGTGTCGGAACTAAAAGTAATGGCGGCCGAGGCCGCACTAAAGAAGATGGTGCAGGGCTCGCACTTCAGCATCTGCACCCTCGACACCATCATCAAAATGATGGATGTGAAGCCTGACAGAGACGCTTACAGCATCCTGCACACCCTGCATTGCGTCGACTACAACCAGATGCGGCCCGAGTTGCTCCAGGCTCTTCCTGATCTGATCGCCACTGTTTTGCGCTCCCCATCGTTTGAGGCCAGCCGGATCAACATCGTTGCTGATGGCACTGGCTTGCGCCTCATCAAACACTGACCCCAACCTTCTGCCGCCACGCGCGGCATGGAGCATCAACATGGCAAAAGTTCTTGCCCAGATTACGGTCAAGTTGCCGCGCCTCATGGAGGCCGGCGAATACAGGAAGCTGCGGTACGCAGGCGGCAAGCCGAGCCTGCAGCAGCTGAAAAAATGGATTGAGGACGGCGAAGTGGTCGGAGAGGTAAAAGGTGGGATGTATTTCGTCGATGTGCAGGCGGCAGTTATGGGCACGACTGACCCGCTGCTGGCTCAGATGATGGAGATAGGCTGATGGCCGCCCGGCCGCGCACGCTTCAAAACAGGAAGTTGCCGCCAAACCTTTACCCGAACGGTAAGTATTGGCGGTACCGCAACCCGATCACCGGACTGATGACCAGCATCAACCGGCCACTGGAGGAGGCAATCAAGCTGGCTCGTGCGGCCAATCTCAAGCTGGCGGCGCTGGTCGTCGATGACGGCGCCCTGCTCACCCTGCTGACTGGCGACCGCCTGCCGACAGTGAGCAACCTGCTGCAGCGATTCCATGACGAATGGCTGGTGGACAAGGGATACGCGGCACGCACCCTGGAAGAGATCAAGTTCAAGCTTGAACGGTACCGGCAGGATCTCGGTGAGCGCCTGATCGGGCAGATGGACGTGCTGGCCATGGCCGAATACCTGGACCAGTTCAGCAACAACGCCTACACGAAGCACCGCGGGCTGTGGGTGCAGATATTTGCCTTCGCCGTGGCCAAGGGCCTGGCCGAGCGGAACAACGCCGAGCTGACCCTGGTGAAGAAGGAAGCAGAGAAGAAGCGCCAGCGGCACACGCTCGAAGGGCTGAAGGCGATCATCGATGCCGCGACCACGCCGCCCTGGCTGAAGCGCGCCATCCGCCTGGCGCTGGCCAGCCTTCAGCGTCGCGAGGACATTGTGACCTGGTTGAAGTCGGCCGTGGACATGGAGAAGAACACGCTCACGGTATCGCCCGGCAAGACTCAGGGGTACGACAACCCGGTTCACCTGAAGATCACCATGGGCGCCGCGCTGCGCGACGTGGTCGGCGAATGCCTGCGCTCGCCGCTGGTGTCGCCGTACTTGATCCACTACAAACCAAAGGCCCGGCGCCGGGAACAGATCGACGCGAAGGATCACTGGACGTCGGTGACGCCGGACTACCTGACCAAGGAGTTCAGCAAGGCCCGGGATGCGGCGCACGCGTACGACCACGTGCCAGCCGGTGAGCGCCCCACTTTTCACGAGATCCGCGCTTTAGGTGCATGGCTGTACGAGCAGCAGAACTTCCCGCAGGAATACATCCAGGCGCTGCTGGGCCACGCGGACGAGAAGATGACGAAGCACTACCAGGAGGGGCACGGCGATAAGACGATTGAGTACGTCGAGGTGGGCGCCGAATTGGCGTTCTGA